CTTGAGTTCTGCCTTGAGTTCTGCCTTGAGTTCTGCCTTGAGTTCTGCCTTGAGTTCTGCCTTGAGTTCTGCCTTGAGTTCTGCCTTGAGTTCTGCCTTGAGTTCTGCCTTGAGTTCTGCCTTCAGTTCTGCATTGAGTTCTGCCTTCAATTTCTTTGCATTTTTTTTATCATTCTTACTATTGTTTTTGTCCTGAAACATTTTTTCATACTTTACCCTTTCTATTTCACATTTTTTCTCTTCTTCCAACTGCATTTTAATAAAATTCCGTGCGAACGAACTAATAAACTCAATCATTTCGATTTGTTGAGATTCCATTGTTTTGATACAACATTCCAAACATTAAAAAAGCATTTCAATTTTAATGTTTGAAAAAAAAATAAAGCTCGACGCTGGTTTACACAGCAATAAATACATCATCGCCATCGCCGTTTTTATTTCTCTCAAATGTCCCCACTTGAATAGGATTCACTCCTGGATTTTTCAAGGCTTCCTTGTAACTTTCCAAATCATATATTTTATAGAATTTCCCTTTAATAATAGTTTGTGCCACATATTTTTTCCCATTGATGGTGATGGAATTTCCGGTCCATTGAATCTGCGTTTTATTTATTTTCGCAGTAGTATCCTTTTCTTCTTTAGAATAATCTGGAACATAGGAATATTTAGATTCATCTGCACTAGGAAAACTCATGCAAGTAAAATTCTCCTTTCCATGGGGATAAATGCCACAATCAAAAGACGTCTCTTTAATAATCTTTGCCAATTGAGTATTCACAACTTCTTTAATACTAGATATTTGATTCAACAATTGGTCGCTAGTAACAGGTCCAAATGGTTTTAATTTACCCTTGTCTTTTAATTTCAATTCAATGGAATCATCGCTCTCCAATTGTTTTTTTGAAAATCTCATTAAATAAATAAATACTTCTACCGACTGCAATTCTTCAGGCAAATCTTTATGACTACAAATACGCCGGGCACGACCAATCACCTGTTCTGTCCTGACCGGATGCCGATAGGGCTCCATAATATGAACGTATCGCGTGTTTCTCAAATTAATACCTTCTGACCCAGAAGAAGTAATCATTAATACTTTAATGATTTCACCGAGATTGTTGTTTGGATGTATGAGTTTTAATTTATTCGCAATATTTGTAGGGACATCATCCCATGAACTATTATAAATATTACGAATGATTTCTTTTTCTTCTGCACTTTCAGTTCCAGTATACAAGGCATATTTAGGTTTTCTCATGTTTTCTTCAGAAATATCCATTTCCCACATTTCGCCCATTTTTTTCAATTTAAATCGCGTAAAACCATTGTAATCCAAGACCATGGTAAATATTCCAACGCCTTCCAATGTTCTAAATTGAGAATACAACAAATGCAAACCAATATATTTCTCATCTTGAATGTTTTCCAACACATGGAGGAATTTAGGACTATGAGTTTGCAACGCAGTTGGAGATAAATATTCATCACCATGTTCAATCATTTCCGCGATTTTGGCTTTTATTCTATCATCATACGTTTCATCCGCGATTTTATTTAAAAACTCGTCTCCTTCAATCTCTCCTTCACGCTCCACATTAATATCTATTTTATTTTCTTCTTCATTGAGCATCTTTACTAATTCAGTTTCTTTTGACTCTTCTTCTTCATTTGCCTTGGGCATTTTTATACGGGGCATCGGCCTCTCATTCATTACATAATTGCAATACAAGCGGGAAAAAATGCGATAACTTGATTTGACATCATCATATACATCTGCAGCCGATGACGATTTTTTCACAGGTTTTTCAGAGAGACGTTCTTCTTTTCTAGCATCTTCATAGATTTTAAATTGAAAATCACTCATTTTAATGCTGACAATATGATAATCTTTCGTCAAATCTTTGTCAAATCTCGGCAATAAATCTTCTTGTGCACTTTTGAAATAAGAAGACAATCCTAATATTCGTCTGTGCAGTCCATTGACATTTTGCAGTTCATGTTTATCTTGGTCCATGTATTCTCTCATAAAGGTGTCCAACTCATCAGGCAATGCTTTAAAATTACGAACCTTTATAGTTGCAGCATTTACATTAATATCATTACGAGCCAAGAGAGAAAAGATGCTTTTTTCAAACATTTCATCAGATATGAAATCCGTGTCAAATGTCATCGCTTTTGTCTCTCTATTCCTTTTCTCATTTGTGACACCAGTATATTTCTGCGAATCAATCGTATTTTTAAATCCGAGAGGGTTTCGTGTAATAGTTAGTATTCGGCTGGTTGGCGAATAATCCAAGTAATCCAATGTCTTGTTTGTTTGAAATAGTTGAGAGAGAAAATCCTTGTCCACTTTTTCTCTCGTTTGAATGTCCAACTGAACCTCCCATGTTTTAATGTATCCTCTTAAAATATTAAATAAAATCGCGAATTCATTCGGATAATTAATGACAGGCGTTCCTGTTAATAGAACCACACGCGAATTACTGGCAGACAATAAGTATTCGTATATTTTTGACGCTAAAAATTTGGGCATGCGTTCTTTTTCCCCTTTTGTGTTTTCTTTGATTTTTGGCTCTTTTTTCAACTTGTTTACAATTCTACTGATTAAATTGTGGGCTTCGTCAATAATAACAACCGCATTGTCAAATAAATTGATTGTGTAATCTTTGGTAAGTTCTTTTAATTTTTCCATTCGTAAACCATTGTAATTAATAAATAAATATTTGTTTTCAATCATTTTGTCTAATTGCAAGTCCAGCGAATTTTTATCTTCTGCGGATAAATTCGGATAATTTGATGCTTTGCGTACATCTATAAACCATGCACCCTTCTTTTTGCGTATATATTCCATGGGTAAATTTAACACATTGGAAATGATAGGCATGGCTTCTTCGTTGGATGAAGCAGAATACCATTTCCAGAATTGATTGCGGCGAAATAATAAATCGCCGCATTTTTTCAATTCCACCATGTAATTCTTTCTTAAAGACGCGGGTGTCATAATAATGACCTTTTTATGGTCTTTCATTCCTTCGGCAATTGCAATAGATGTGCATGTTTTGCCTGAACCTAGACCGTGAAATAACAATAGGCCTCTGTAGGGCGTGTATAAATTCAAATAATCTCTTGTTATTTCTTGATGAAGCAAGAGAGAAATATTGCCTGTGGATTTGCCTATATTTTCGCAAGTAATATTTTCTGATTTAGACAATTCATCGCGATATGGTAAAAACATTGCATTGATTCTGTCAATAAACATTTGACGATTGTTCATGAAATAGGACGGGAGTTTGATTCTGTATTTTCTCTGTTTTTGTGGGATAAATTTCACCAAAGGTCTCTCGTCAATGACCAGTGGGACTTCGGGGCCTAATATGGCCACGCCTTTGACAACTTGTGGCGTTTTGCGTCGTTTTTTAGTTGTTTTGCCTTCTTCTTTTTCTCCCTTTTCTTCTTCTTGCCCTTGTTTTTCTTCTTCTTGACCTGGTTGCCCTTGTTTTTCTTCTTGCCCTTGTTTTTCTTCTTGCCCTTGTTCTTGCCCTTGTTCTTGCCCTTCTTCGTCATCTTCTTCTAGTATTATTTTTTTGCGCCGCACGCCCTCTGTTTTTACCTGTAATAAATTGGAAGCCAACAATTCAGTAAAATCATATTCTTCCTCTTCTTTTCTCTCATCCTGCATTTCTTTGATAGAAACAAATACAGGTATATAGTCAACTACAACAGGTTTTACTTCATAATTATCCATATTGTGCTTATATAATATAAATATATAAAAAGTGACGACAATTACTAGTTGAAATATGAAAGAATTGTATTACACGCAATTTGTTCTGCCTTGCGTTTAATTTTGTGTTGTCCTTCACCTAAAAACAAGAATATCTTTCCATGATGCAAAGTAATATATTCTTGTATTTTTTTAAATAGATAACCAGAGTCTTTGTCGTCGTCTTTTGACCCTTCTTTTGGACAATACTCTTTCTCATCTTTCTCTCTCTTTTCAAAATGTTTTATATCCATTGCATGATTGAAATCTAAATTGTGAATTGACTGTCCTAAACATAAATACACTCCCATTTTATAACCATAATCCACATCATATTCAATTTCAATATAATGTGGAGTAACCTTGAACTCTTTTTGTATTTTTACCTGCAATATATTTTTATAATTGTCGTCATTTTGAATGAGAGAAATCCAATCAATGTGTTTTTCAAATATGTTTTCCACGAATTTTTGAGCCATTTGAAATCCCGGACCTGTAACAAACATTTGTTCAAACCATCCATCTTCATCTTTCACTTGAATCTTATTAAAATCCAAAAACAATGCTCCTAAAAACGATTCAAATAAACAGCCGATTTTTTTCACATTGGTGCGTATTTTCTTTTCCTCTGAATGTTTAGATAAAATAAGCCAATTGTGCAATTTCATCTCCATTGCGATTTTTCCAATGGCCTCGTTCTTTACAATTGCGATTTTTTTCTCAGTCATGAATCCTTCATTCTCTTTAGGAAATCGGCGATACAAATAATATTTAGTAACTAATTCTAAAATACCATCTCCTAAAAATTCCAGCCTTTCATTTGATTTTGTGCTCAATGGCAAACAATTGTCCGGTTTTTCAACAATGGTAATGTTTTGTTTTATATTTTCAACATTCGGACGCTTTGTATAAGACCGATGTATAAATGCCCGGCGATACAAGGACATGTTTGTCACAGTTGGCGGTAAACCATACTTTGTTAGAATATATTGAACATCATTCAATGTAATCTCAATGTTTAATGGATTGTAAGGATTAAAAATTAATCCGTCTTCACTTTTAATAATATCTTCATCATTCATGTTGTGTATTTATTATTATACAGAAACATTTATATTGTTTAGGAAAAAGAGAATACAAAAGAGAGAAAGAATAAAATATTCTCTTAGTGTATAATGGTTCTTTCAAACGGCTCAAAATCGGCAAGATTGCAACAATCTATTTCTAATAGAACGAATGTATGCGGCGGCGTTAAAAAGGCTGGTGTGGCACCTCGTGTTGGATTCTTTCTTTCAAACAATCCTAGTCTGATTGGTGCAGTCCAGTCTGTTCCTAAAACATGCGTCCCTAACACCTCGATTCAGACACAACAGTATGGATACCGTGCAACGATTGGCGGTGTATAATTTTAGTTTTGATATAAATATTATATTTTATTTATATCACATGTTGATTAAAATAGACAATCGTGAACAAGAATTGATTGCGGAAATCCAACAAGTTCTCTCTCTTTTTGATACTAAAGAGATTCTTTTAAATGAAGCTACGCTTCATCATGAAGGAGCGAAGCTCCTTTTAAAAGTGGAAATGTTGCCTTTAGGAGATATTATTATCAGTGATGATGAAGGCAATGATTTGATTATTATAGAGAGAAAAAGCATCAATGATTTAATTGCGAGCATTAAAGACGGGCGATACGAAGAACAATCTTATCGGCTTTCTGGTTCACCAATTCACAATCATAATATTATTTATTTGATTGAAGGAGGGATTCATACTGCGAAAAAACATAACCATCATATGGTGTATTCTGCCATTTTCTCTCTGAATCATTACAAAGGATTTTCTGTTATTAGAAGCATGAACATGCAAGAAAGTGCCATTTTTATTGTTAACAGTGCCAAGAAAATAATGACAAATACGCGATTGAATAAATCGCCGCATTATTCGTCGCAAGTGTGTATTGCTTCTTTTGTTGGTGACGGTGAGGTTGCTACTCATGATGTTAATACAGAGAAAATCCCGTATTCTTCTGTTGTGAAAAAGGTGAAAAAAGACAATATTACTGCCGAAAATATGGGTGAAATTATGTTGTCTCAAATGCCCGGACTAAGTCATGTCACGGCAGGGGCAATCATGACGCATTTTGGTGGTTCATTTCAAACATTGGTCATGAAAATAAAGGAATCGCCGGATTGTTTGAAAGAGGTGACATATCTAAATGCGAAAAATCAACCGAAACATTTGAATAAGACAATTATAGAAAACATTGTCAAGTTTTTGTCTAAATAAAGTATAATGAACGAAGACAATTGCAATGTTTTATTGGGCTTCTTGTTTATAGTTTTTCTTGGTTATTTAGTGTATAGTTCTCTTTTAAAAGGGAGAGAAGGATTGGAAAATGCATCTCCTAATGAAAGTGCCAGTTCATCAAATGGAATTGCTGGAAATGCCACAACATATGCTTCTGCCGTCAAACAGAAAACGGTGAATTTAAATGACACACTTTTAATTAGTAAATATCGAAAAGAATATGAAACCCTCATTTTAAATGTGGACGATTTGGTGAATTCCATGATGTTGAAAACCGTGGCAAGCATTGACCTCGGCACTGCCAACACTCCTTCTAAAATGATTGAAGGTGTGAAAATGTTGAATGAATTGTCCGCAGCAAAAGAATCGTTGAATAAAGTGATGAAATTTGTGGAGAATGCTAGTTAAATGCGGCCACGCCGCCACACCGCCACGCGAATTAGACGCGAAGTGCCACTTCATTGCCAGCATAGACTCCTTGATCCACCAAAGATTGAGTGTATTCAATTCCGCCCCAATTGTCGTCCATCGGGTCAGGACTATACAACATATTTTCTTGTTGTTGACTTATATTGTCTAAAGGCGTTGTTGTTCCTACATAATATGAACTCTGGTCAAAGCCCGGATATGAATTCGTATTGTAAGGCGGGTCATTTCGGGTTGCATCCACCAACAATGTCGGATTTGGTTTTGTCGGAATAGTAGAAAGAGCTGGAGGCAAACCTCCTTGCAAATTCGTGACACCGGGTCTCGTTTTATACACGGGATTGCCTTGTGCATCATATGTTTTTTGCAAATATAATACGGGACAACGAATTCCTTGACTTCGTTGCCAATCTAAAAATTCAACATAATCTTCTAAATTCTCAAATTCAATCGGATTGACACCCGGTATTTTAGCCAATTTAGAATTATACAAGTAAAAGGATTTGTCGTGTTGTATTAAAATATTCGGGCAGCGGTTTTCTATATTATTTTTTAGACCTTCTACATAATTTGCATCACTGCATTTTAAATAAAAACACATGCCTATCATAAAAATAATTGCCAGTAAAATGTTGAGATACATATAAATAATAGGGATAATTTAATTATTTGATTAATATATAGAAATGGAATTTTTACATATTAATCCTAGCACAAAAAATGCACACACTTTTGATAAAATGGTGAATGATGGGAAGAATGTATTTGTCTTGATTTATATGGAAGGATGTGGACCTTGCAATCAGACGCGTCCTGAATGGACGAAACTTAAAAATATATTAGGCCAACCACAACAAAGAATGAAATATCCTGGCGTGGTTGTTGCGGATGTGGACCAATCCGAATGCAGTAATATAAATCATATTTCAGGTCTCTCTGGATTTCCAACAATGCGATACATTTCTGATAAAGGCCGTGTTGTTGAAAATTATGAAAATGAACGTTCAATAGATGCGTTTATTAAATGGATTGACAGCAAACACGGGAGTTTTGTTGATGCGACTCCTGATGCGAATCAGACGATTTCTATGGGTCGGACACGAACTGCTCAAGGACGACAACATCCGCGACGGCGGCGGCGGCGCCGGCAAAGTTCACGAAGAAGTTCACGAAGACGCAGTCTTAAAAATGCTGGTTGGAAATGGAAACCGAAGAAACACTCAAAACGCAATAAATAATTAAATTAAGCATGCGATGCTCCCGTTGCACCTTGCGATAAGATTTCATTATGCCATGCCTACTATTTACTCTCTTTAAGTATTTTATTTTTTAAACAATAACGAATAAAGAACAAGAATAGTCAAAAGATGCATGGCGAAAACCAACAAACAATCAAACAATAAATAATAAAATTGAATTAGAATTATTTATTTATACAAATGTACAGAAAACACACATGTCGTCGTTCAGACTGCTTGATTTTAACGTTTTGAATCAATCCGAAGAGGAAAGAGAAAAAAAGGATGAGGGTGATTGCGATTTGTATGAAAACGCAAAAGAAGAATACACTGCAAAGAAAGATACAACTCAATTTCTAATACAAATGTTTGGAATTAATAAAACAGGTAAATCATGTTCAATTATTGTAGAAAATTTCAGTCCATTCTTTTATGTTTTGGTAGACGAGACATGGAAAAAATCAACCAAGGACCAATTTCTCCAACATATTAAATCAAAATTAGGCAATTATTATGCGAATTCTATTAAAAATTGCATTATCGTAAAACGCAAAAAATTATATGGATTTGATTGCGGAAAAACATATAAATTCATCAAACTAGAATTCAATAGCATTTTATCCTTTAATAAAGCGAAAAATCTATGGTATTCTGAATATATCCAAGAACGCGGACGAATCTTATTGGAAGACGGATACCTCTTTTTAAAGACAAAAACACGATTGTATGAAGCAAACATTCCACCTTTATTGCGATTCTTTCATATTTGCGATATTAGCCCTTCTGGATGGATTATGATTCCCGATAATATTATGAAAATGGCATCGTCAAGAGAGAAAAGAACTCACTGCGATTATGAAATCACCATGAATTTAGAAGACATTACTCAGATGAACTCAAAAGAAGACCGCGTGCCTTACAAAATATGCAGTTTTGATATTGAAGCGAGCAGCAGTCACGGCGATTTCCCAGTTCCAGTCAAATCTTATAAAAAATTGGCGACAAACATTGTTGAATATTTTGAGAGTTTGCCGCCGACTGCATTAACTCCAATCATGTGCAAAAATATATTGCAAGTAATCATTTTAACTGCATTTGGTTATGACAACATGGCGGGAATAGACCGCGTCTATCCCAAAATTCCACTGAAAACTCGCGGGACTGTATTGACGACCTTTGAATCGTGGATTAAAAAACCCGTGCGTAATTTTCAGAAAATAAACGAGTTAATTACTCTGGAAAAATATTTTCAAGTAGAAGACGAAGATGATGAACTTGGCATGGCAGGGACTTCTCACGTGAAATCATATTCAAACAAAACGGCCACAGTTGTAGACATAATATGCGATTCAAAATGTGACAGAGACAGCAAATTAAATGAAATCACGATATCATTTAATTCATCCTTTCCAGCACTTAAAGGCGACGAGATAACTTTTATCGGTTCCACATTTATGTATTATGGAGAATCCAATCCGTATTTAAATCACTGTGCCGTTCAAGGCACGTGCACTTCCGCGTCGTCGTCAGAAGAGGATGAAAGCACGAGCACAGTGATTGATAGTTGCTCTACTGAAAAAGAGGTGATGCTTTCGTGGACAGACTTGATACAAAGAGAAAATCCGGATATTATTATTGGATACAACATTTTCGGGTTTGATTACAATTTCATGTTTAAACGTGCAGAAGAAAATGATTGCGTGGAAGAGTTTTTACAATTGTCACGCAATAAAGACGAAATATGTGCAACCATGGACAAGGAAACCGGGAAATATAAAATAGAAGAAAGCACCATTCAAATCGCCAGCGGACAACACGATTTGCATTATATTAAAATGAATGGGCGACTTCAAATTGATTTATATAACTTCTTTCGTCGCGAAGAAAATCTCACGTCTTATAAATTGGATTATGTCGCCGGCCATTTTATCGGCGATTATGTGAAATCATTAGAATACAATACTGATGCTGTGGAAAAAACGACGCGGATAAAAACGAGCAACTTGACTGGATTGTTGGAACAAAGTTATATACATTTTGAAGAAATTGGTCATTCGGTGGATTATTATAATTCCGGTGCGAAATATTGCGTAACACGCATTAATCACGCACAATGCTCCTTTGAAATTAGCGGAATCATTCATCCAGACATGACGAAAAAAGTGCGATGGTGTTTGGCAAAAGACGATGTTTCACCCAAAGACATTTTCCAAATGACGAATGGAACTGCACAAGACCGCGGTATTATTGCGAAATACTGTATTCAAGATTGTAATCTGGTTCATTATTTGATGAATAAAGTAGACGTATTAACTGGCTTTATTGAAATGGCGAAAATCTGCAGTGTCCCTGTGAATTTCTTGGTGATGCGTGGACAAGGCATTAAACTCACCAGTTATATCGCGAAAAAATGCCGTGAAAAAGGCACTCTGATGCCCGTGATGGAAAAAGGGTCCATGGAAGACGGATATGAAGGAGCGATTGTATTGGACCCAAAATGCGATTTGTATTTGGACAATCCAGTTGCATGTGTGGATTACGCATCGCTTTATCCGTCTTCCATGATTAGTGAGAATTTGTCACACGATAGCAAAGTATGGACAAAAGAATATGATTTGGCAAACAATTTGATTTGCGAAGAAGGAGAGAAAAATGCCGACGGCGAATTCATCTATGATAATTTGGCGGAATATGATTATGTGGATATTCCATATGATACATATGTCTATATAAGAAAAACACCGGCTTCGGCCGCGAAAAAAGTAAAGTCTGGCCGCAAAATATGCCGCTTTGCACAATTTCGCGACGGGGAAAAAGCAATTATGCCTTCTATTTTGGAAGAATTGTTGATGGCTCGTAAAAATACGCGGAAGTTGATTCCGTTGGAAAATGACGAGTTTATGAAAAATGTATTGGACAAGCGACAAATTGGATATAAATTGACGGCGAATTCTCTTTATGGACAATGTGGTGCAAAAACAAGCACGTTTTATGAACAAGACGTTGCCGCTGCCACGACCGCGACCGGACGATTGTTGCTGACCTATGCAAAACGCGTCATTGAAGAAGTCTATGGCGATGCTGTGTGCCAAACCGCGAATCACGGTATCGTCTTGTCAAAGGCGGAATACATATACGGCGACAGTGTTGCGAGTTATACTCCTGTTTATATTCGTGTTAATGGTGATGGTGGTCAGATTGAAATCATTGCAATTGAAGAATTGGCTCAAAAGTATGGAGGCGGTTTATGGCTGGCTTCTTGTGAACCGGGCAAACAAGACAAGGAATTCTGTGAATTGCACAACGTGGAAACTTGGTCGGAAAAAGGATGGACTGTGTTGCGGCGAGTGATTCGTCATGAATTGGCGTCTCATAAGAAAATGATGCGTATTTTGACACATACTGGTTTAGTTGATGTGACGGATGACCATTCACTCGTGTTGCGGTCCGGCGAAGAGGCGTCGCCGAAAGATGTTGTGGTCGGGACTGAATTGTTGCATTGTCCTTTGAATGAAGTCGCTGTTGTTGATTTCTTGTCAATTCCTTCCTGGTCAATTACTCGTTTGTGGATTGCTGCGGCAAAATTTGCGAATGCATTAAATTCAAGAGGAATTCCTTTTGTTATTCATAATATAGACAATATTCAGATAGCAGAGATAGAACGCACAGATAAAATCGTTTCCATGAATGAAATCGAATATTCCGGATTTGTCTATGATTTGACAACAGACAATCATCATTTCGCCGCTGGAATTGGCAATTTAATTGTCCACAACACGGATTCTGTATTCTTCACATTTAACTTGCAAACATTGGAAGGCGTGCCCATACGAGGAAAACAAGCACTGGAAATCACGATTGAATTGGCACAAGAAGCAGGACATTTAGCCTCTTCATTTTTAAAGGCACCACATGATTTGGAATACGAGAAAACATTCATGCCGTTTTGTCTCTTGTCAAAAAAGAGATATGTTGGCATGCTTTATGAAACCGACCCGAACAAATGCAAACGTAAAGAGATGGGTATTGTCTTGAAACGACGTGACAATGCACCGATTGTCAAGGATATTTACGGCGGCATCATTGATATTTTGATGAAAAAACAGAATATTCAAGAAGCAATTGACTTTCTATGCGATTGTTTGACGAATATTGTTCAGGAGAAATATCCAATGGATAAATTGATTATAACCAAATCATTAAGAAGTGGCTACAAAAATCCGAAATCTGTTGCACATAAAGTGTTGGCAGACCGCATCGCCACGAGAGACCCAGGCAACAAGCCGTGTTCTGGTGACCGCATTCCATTTGTGTATATTAATTGTTTGGACGCGGGAGCACTTCAAGGCGACAAGATAGAAACCCCACAGTTTATCATAGAAAATGAATTGAAAATAGACTATTCATTTTATATTACGAATCAAATCATGAAACCGGTGCAACAAGTATTTGCTCTTGTTTTGGAGAAAATATGGTTTATGCAGAGCAAGACGGCGAAATTGAAGAAATTTCATGCGGATGTTGCGAGTCTTCGTCGGAATGCTCTAACAGATGAAGCATTTGAAGATAAAGTAGAACAATTGAAAAATCGGGAAATTAAGGCATTGCTGTTTGATGAATATTTGAGAAAAACGACGAATGCGAAAATGGGGAATCAAAGTCTGATGAACTTTTTCGGGAAGAAATAGTTAGTTGGTATTATCATTTAAATTGCCTGCCGGAGTGCCTGGCGGAGTGCCTGGAGGAAGATTCGTAGTTGCAATTTTAAATGACATTGCTGTTTTTTTATTACTTTTAGAAGAGCGCGTAAATATGGCATTAACTCCTAAATGTAACGCATATGCCAGACACGTCAAATCGTGTGTAACTAAAAATGTAGCTCCTTTAGGGTTTATGGCGGGTGCACCTGTTACTGTTACTCCTCGTGTTAAGGGTGTATTATAATTGGAACCAGCACCAGGAGCATTCACTCCATCATCGGATATATTAAATGTGTCGTTATTTGACAATCTTTTAACCGCTAACACTTGAAGTTGGTCTCCACTTCGTTTACGATGATATTTTAATGCTAACTGTTCTATTCTAAGAGCAGCACCAGAAGTAGCAGGAGGAGTATAAGCATCAACAGTATGCTCATTATTATCTTTATGAGCATCATTTGTGGTAAATACCTGACCTACACCACCACCATTATTATCGCTCCATGTTTGTGTGCACTTTTTCGTTGTCCAATCTGCAGTCATATCACATGAATACTTTGAAAAAAAAGTATTTCTAGTATTCTCTGTCCAAGGAGGGTAATTAGCTTGATATTTTCCCGCAAAACAAAATTGAACACCTTCATCTTTAAAATATTTTTTTGTGGGTGCCCATGATACTCTGGACGCAGAATCCGCTAAATATTCAGGTGTCATTAAATGATATAATCTCCAAGGAAATGCCGTTCCCGATTTCAGTTGGGTTATAAATTTATTAACCTGATGATCAACCAATATAGCCGTCCCATCTGGCATGCCTAAATTTTGCATAAGCTGTTGGCCCTGTACGGTTACATCAGTCTCAGTAATTCCTGTACCTGGACCCCATTGAATAGTTCTAAGGCTATATCTCTTACCATTGGTTGTGGTAAAATAAAAAGGTGGTGGTGTTGCACTTCCAACTATGGAGTTGTCCATCATATGCTCTATATTATTATCCACAACATTTCCAGTTGTATCATGTAATTCTCCAGTAACAAAATTAAAAATATGAGGTTCAACGTCTAAACTGTTAAAGCTTTTATTTTTAAAATTTTCCTCGATAGCCAATCCACGATTAGCAGCAGGAGCTCCTGGATCACATTTAGGAACAAGAGGAGGGGCAGGCAATGCATGAAAAAACTCTTCACATTGCCATGTTTTTGCAGCCGGTATAGTGCTTCCCCTTTGTCCCATCTTAATTATTGCATCATGAATTGCATCGCCGAATGCAATAGATGCTAATTTTACCCACATGCTATCGATATTATTCTCAGCAGGAGGTGGAGGTAAAGTATCTGCTGGTGGTGTATTTGTGTCTGAAGCTTGTATCGGAGTAACTGCTGGATTTGCTGCCATATTATTATATATATATATATATAATAATATGGCAACATCCGAGTATTTTAATATTTCTCAATATTTAAATTTACAAGAAATTCCAAAATATTTAGATGAACATGATTATTTTAATACATTACTAATATGTTATTTAGTTAATATTCACACTGGTGAATCTCCACATTTATTACATAGTGTTAAAGTATTATTACTTCTTATTTATTTAAAAATGTATAATAGATACACATATGACCATGTAGATTCTATTATTTTCCCACCACAATGGTTTATTTCTAATACTGGACTTATAAATAGTTTAGTAGATGAATTTATGGATTTGATTGAATGTTATTTACGTGGCATGTTTTTTCTTCAATGGGGTTATATTAAAAATGAAATTCTGTCTACTATACAAGTTCGTTTAAGTAAAGTTACTGAAGAGTTGAGTAGGGAAGCATGTATCAATGCGAGAATTTATGTGCGCAGAGAATACTATATGCGAAACAATAATTTCGTTTTTAATGGAGCACCTCACATGATAGATAGGTATTCTTTTGAAAATTATTATGAGAAACAAATGATTAGCCATCTAATCAGAACCTATGCTAATATTCAATCAAATTCTATTATGTTTGATGCAAACAATAGGATGATTGCAGAAACAGAAAGTGATTATGGAAATTTCAATTTGTCTGGATCATCTGAGGAAGTTAAACATATAGTTGCACAAGAAGCTCAAAAAGCAGGGTGGACCCATCAGGTGACTCGACTCGTTTTTTTAGATCAATTACAATATAATCAGGCAATGCTTTATAATTATACACAAATACAAGCTGAAATATCTATGGATACTGTTAAATTGAATATGCATCTCTCTCAACAGGTAAAAGGAAAAGAAGCATCACTGTATGATAAGGCAAAACAACTCGCAGAAGAAGCAATTAGACAACTTGAGCCAACCGCTTATAAAGACGATATTGAAAGAATACCTGAATATGCGGAAAATATTGTACGGGAGGAGATTGCTGAATCGAATAAGATTATGGCAAATGGAACTGAGAATATAAGAAACTTTATAAGTGTTGCGGAGCATGAGGCAAACCAGTATCTTCAAGAGAACTATCCTAATGCGACACCTGAATATAAATCCAGTTATGTGCAACATCGTATGCAACTCGCAAGGAATCAGGCAATAAAAATTAATCAAAATGCATATCAGTTTATTGGTGAGCAAAAGCAAATATATCGTGAAATCATTCGTTTTTTTATGAATCAACTAACATTTGAAAAAAACATGTTGGTGATGTATAATGCAATATCTACTTATATAAACTTTATGGAAAGTAATATAGTCCAGTATATATCAGAAGAGTCCTCAAAGAGTACTCCGTCTGTGTCATCAATGCCTCATCCAGACACACGCGAACACTTGCGTCAGCAAGGATTATATATAGCACACCAGATTGGAATTGAACCTGTATATAACGATTATTTTGCAAGACAATATGCATGGTATAAACTAACCTGGGGGCTGGATGATCAAGAGGCAGCATTACTTGCAAAAGAATATATAAATGGACTAAAGAAGGGTCTTAATGATAAGCAAGCATTTGGATATGCAACCATGATGTATCAAAAAAATGATCCTGTTTTTGCACTTGAACAGGCCAAAATTATACAAGGAGGACGAACACGCCCACACAAAAAAACACATAGAAAAAAATACTCTCATCACAAGAGACACAATAAAACTCAACGTCATAAAAAAAGAGGAACTCATAAAAGGAATCATAAAAAAAGAGGAACTCATAAAAAGAGACAGTCTTAATTATCACAATTTAGAGATTATTAAATTGTGATAAATTCGTAGCAAGAGTTCATACACGTTCATGTTTAATAATTCGATTCACCATTATTCGTTAGATTTACTTTTTCAAAATGCAAGCGATTTGTTGTTTCATTATAAAATCCGCTTCCTAATTGAACCATATCTGCCCCAGCATTCAAATAATCGCGAATGTCTTGACCATATCTTATTCCACCTGAACCGACGATTTGTATTTTGCATAATGAAACCCCGAAATATTCCTTGAATGTTTTAATATTTCCGAGAGCAATGTATTTATTGATTTTGCCTGAAACACCACAATATTTTCCTTCATAATAAGTATTTGGAATTGTATTACAACAAACAATATATTCCACGATATCAGTATACAATGTGAATACATTGGCGATTTTGCGGATTTTTTCCAATTCAAAAAAAGGCGGCAATTTTAGCCCGATTTTCACGTGTGTTAAATGCAATGCATGTATTTCTTCCAGGATGAAAACAATATCTTTTTTATGATATCCTGCAATTCTCGAATCTAAATTCGGACAACTAATATTCAATTCAACGAGCCCAGATTTGTCCAATGATTTTAAATATTCATCATAGTCTTTTAGTATCCAACTATATCCTTCTAAATAAGCAACGGATAGTATAAATTGTTTTCCTTTTTCAGATACGAGAGAAAAACAATCCTTGTAATATTCATATCCAAAATTGGGCAATCCTTTGCAATTAAAATGTAGACCGTCTTTTTCATTAAAAAAATAGTTGGGCTCTGGATTGCCTTCTTTTTGCATTTTGGTGCATGTTTTGCTTACGATACCAGAGAGAAATGGTATGTTGGCTAATTCAATGAGTTTCTCTCTTGTGTCGCACCAACAACCACTCGCGTTTAATATGCGACCTTGAAATTCAAATTCATTCATATACTTATACTTTATCACTCTTTTATCTCTCTAAATTTCTTATTGTGTAATACAATATATTAGGTCTTCTTCTTGTTGGTTGTGATTCTGTTGCTGGTGTTGTTGTTGTTGCTGTTGCTGGTGTTGCTGTTGGTGTTGCTGTTGCTGTTGATGAGGATGTCGCAGTCGTCTCTCCATACATTTCATTCCAAAATCCCAATAAATAATTTCTCATTATCAATTCAGTTATATCACTGTCTAAAAGTGAATCTAATGAACTATATGGCGTGGCTCTCGTTGTCGCGGTGGCTGGTGCATGTGTAGATGCGTGCAAAGGTGCAGGGGCAACTGAGACAAGGTCTTCATTGTTACTCATGTCTATCGGGTGATAATTTCTAATATCACATCTACATATTGGGCAAGAGACATTTGAACTAAACCAGGTGTTAAATTGAGCAGAAGAACAAATGTGACCACACGGCAATATTTGTCGAACCATGTCAGAATTGTTAAAAGGTTCGCATGTAAAGGGACAAGATTCATTTGACGGTTGCACAATTGTGTCGTATTGAACAAATCGCGTTGCATTTTCAATTTGGCGTTGTGTGGGATATATTATGACTGGGTCAAAAAAAGAATCTCTCAACCGTGTTCTTACATTTCTGTTTGTGTTTAAAGTGTTTCTTTGTATTGGGGTTGTCGGGATTGTCGGTGCTGGCACCGGGGTTGTGACCGGAACCGGTCTACTAGAAGGCAATCCGTGTGCGTTTGATTGACGAGGCGGCAGCACTTGAGACGTTGAACCATCAGTAACAGGCACAATAAGGGGCGGGGGCGCAGGACCGGAATTCCGATGATGTCTGCGAGCACGAGGTCTATATTGCTGGTTTCGTATTAAATTAATATTATTTTGCAAATTGCAATTCATGGATTGCAAAGCATTGATTTGTGCAATGTTATTGTTGTACATTAAAATATAGTTGTTCAGTTCGGCATCTCTCCCTCTATAATAAGTATATTCAGGTGTCATAATATTAAAGATTATTAAATATATTTTATATGAGTTTTAATAAATACAATAATAAAGGATTAAGTGGATTGCAAAATTTGGGAAATACCTGTTTTATAAATTCATGCATGCAAATATTATCTCACACATATGAATTAAATGAATTTTTATCTCGTCCAACCAATAAATTCAATAAAAACCCTGAATCTGTCTTGTTGTTTGAGTGGAATAGATTGAGAGAAATGTTGTGGTCCACCAATTGCACGATTTGCCCCGAAAAATTCATAAGAACGATTCAGGTCGTCGCGGAATATAAAAAAGTGCCTATATTCAGTGGTTTCTCTCAAAATGATTTGCCAGAATTCCTTATTTTTATGATTAATTCCTTTCACTTGTCTCGTTCACGCAGAGTCTTGATGACAATTAACGGCAATCCCGAAAATGAAAAGGATGTTGTTGCCATGAAATGTTTTGAAATGATAAAAGATATATATTCAAAAGAGTATTCTGAAATATGGGATTTATTTTACGGCATTCATATTTCACAGATTAAAGACATTGACACAGGCGTCGTGAAAAGCATGAAACCGGAACCATATTTTATCATTAATTTGCCTATTCCTAATATGAAATCCCCGTCATTGTATGACTGTTTTGATTTATACACTGAAAATGAATTGTTAGACGGAGACAATCAATGGTTTAATGAAGCGATTGGCCAAAAGGAATGCGTCTATAAAACAAACATCTTTTGGAGTTTTCCGACGATTTTGATTGTGGATTTGAAACGCGTAAATTCAAAAAATGTGAAAACGCCGACGATGGTTTCTTTTCCGATTACTGATTTGAATTTGTCAAGATATTCCATCGGATATAAAAACGCTTCTTATATGTATGATTTGTATGGAATATGCAATCACTTTGGAAATTCCATGGGCGGTCATTATACCGCATATATAAAAAATGCAAATGGTAAATGGTATCATTTTAATGACACCTCAGTTACACAAATTCAAGAATCACAAATAATAACTCAACAAGCATACTGCTTTTTTTATAGAAAAAAACAGTGATAATATATATATGAATTCAGCAACAGTAGATTTATATGATTCAGTGAATAATTTATTTACAAACCCATTGATATTTGTCGTCTTGTTAATCATTATTATTGCATATGTTCTTTTATTTTCATCTTTAGGAGGAAGTGGTGAACAAGAAGAAGAAGGTTCAGGCTCTGGCCAAAAAACATTAATCATTCTTCTTTTCGCGATTTTTCTTGTTTTAATGTTGGTAAATTTATTCAATTACTTTTTTAGTGTGGATGTTATGGCAAATATTAATAATTTTTTTCAAGAAAGCCCGAAAATTAATGTCGTGGTGGACCAAAGCAAAGGAGTTGGCCAAGGAACGACCGTCCCTGAAATAAAACTGACAAAACAGGTCTTTAACATTCCTGGAAATAATTATGATTATGAAAATTCCGGTGCATTGTGCAAAGCATATGGTGGACGATTAGCAACTTATTCTGAAATAGAAAATTCATACAATTCTGGTGCGGAATGGTGCAATTATGGATGGTCTGATGGTCAAATGGCTCTCTTTCCCACACAACAAAAAACATATGACAATTTGCAGAAAATTGCGGGTCATGAGAACGATTGTGGCAGAGCAGGAATCAATGGCGGATACATGGCGAACCCGCGATTGAAATTCGGTGTGAATTGTTATGGATATAAACCGAAAATCACGCCAGAAGAGGAGCATTTAATGTCTTCCACGACACCTTATCCGCAAACACAAAAAGACATTGATTTTCAAAATGAAATAGATTATTGGAAAACGCAAATCACCAATATTTTAGTATCGCCATTTAATTACACGAATTGGTCCAAGATTTAACTAAAATTATGTTTATCAAAAACATGACCTTCTGAATGAAAAATATTGCTTTCAGGTCTATTTACAATATAATATAAAGGATTGTAATCTTTAAAACTGTCACTGTCGTGATATGTGTGTATCATTGTGTCCAAATCATTATAGGTCAACCCAGTTTGATTCATTAAAATGTCCCATGTTTTATGACAAATTTCAATCTTGTTTATATATGTATAATACTTTTTTGGAACAAATAATAGTGTGTCGTTTACCCTAGGATTACTTCCACATTTATACAATAGTCTCCAACAAATAGTAGGAAATAAAATCATGTTTATGGTAGGATTAAAGGTTTCCATAAAATGTTCTTTCAAAAATAAATCTATTCTTAGAAATAAAAGAAAATCGTATTTTTCAATGTCTTTTATTTTATTTATGGAATCATGAAATAAACTATTCAATCCAATTACAGTTGAATGCAATGTGTTTCCAATTAAATATTTATTATAATTCGATAATAAATCATTATCGAATTGTGTAGTATAACTTGATATATACACTGAAACAGATTCCATGTTATATTTTGCAATAAGACGTTCTATAAAACGGGTGTGACTTTTACATGCTTGCATTTGTGCATGATAAGATTTAACAGTGCCTCTGTTTCTATTTCCTTGACCACCTAATCTAAAACTTTCTCCTAATAATATGATTAGTCCGTTCATACTTTAGACAAAGATATATAATTTATATCTTTGTGGTAATTGGTATAATAATACAAAACATTTATATTTATTATACATAATATGAATATAATAATTCCATTGGGAGGAAAAGGCGAACGATTTTCTAAAAATGGCTACAAAGAACCGAAACCACTCATATCCATATTTGAAAAATGTATGATTGATTATGTAATTGACAATTTATTCCTTTCTGAAAAGGACCATGTATTTATTGTTTATAACAAACATTTAGATAAAGATAATGACAATTTTTCAACACACATCCACAAGAAATACACCTATATTAAACTTATTCCAATAAATGATACAAAAGGTGCAGCAGAAACATTGCTGTTAGGAATTGAACAAATTATAGAACAATTCAATTATAATAAAAAATGCATGATTTTAGATTGCGATACATTTTACACAGAAGATATTAGAAATGCATTTAACAATTCTCAAGATGAGAATATGGTATTTTATACAAAGAATTATGATACAAATCCGATATATTCATACATTGAATTAAATGAGGATTTTGAAATAACATGTATTCAAGAAAAAAAGAAGATTTCTGACAACGCAAATACTGGTGCATATTGTTTTACTGATATACATGTGTTGCATAAATATTGCAAACATGTTTTAGAGAATAATATTACATTTAACAATGAACCATATACTTCATGTGTTATTTCTGAAATGATAAAAAATAAAATAAAATTTATAGGTCATGAATTGCAAGAAAAACATGTTTTTTCTCTGGGAACCCCGCAAGCACTAGATAAATACATCAATAACACGCATGCTTTCTTATTTGATTTAGATGGAACATTAGTCATTACGGATGATATTTATTATGACGCATGGAATCAAATTCTAATAAAATATAATATTGTTTTGACAAAAGAGATATTCAATGCTTTTATACAAGGAAATAATGATAAATATGTATTGCACACACTCCTAGTAAACGTGGAAGTATCATTAATTGAATTATCCACATTAAAAGACGAGTTATTCATTCAAAATTTACATAAAATAAAAATAAAAAATGGAGTGCATGCTTTTTTAAATGAAATAAAAATGTCTGGCTATAAAGCATGCATTGTGACAAATTGCAATAAAGAAGTTGCTAATAAAATCGTGAAACATATTCATATTGATAAATACATTGATTTTATTGTATCAAGCAGTGATTGTCTTATTGGCAAGCCCCACCCAGAACCATACATTAAAGCAATTGAAAAATATAATACATCTAATCATAAATGCATTATATTTGAAGATTCCAAATCCGGCATTTTAAGTGGAAAAGGAGTGCATCCAAAATTGTTAGTAGGAATAGAAACTATTTATAATTCTGTGGAATTATTAAACATTGGAGTCAATCTATCCATGAAAGATTATCTTCATATGAACCCTGCCACTTTACTAAATACTAATTATGGCGATGCAAATTACTATAAAAATGTATTGAAAGAAAATACAAACATTGCCAACATTAAAGATATTTTAATAGATGAAAATAAATTAAAAGGAGGCTTTATTGCAGATGTGATTGGATTTAAAATAACGACTACCAATGATACGGTTTATTCGCAAATTTTAAAATTTGAAAATAAAGAAAAGAATAATTTATCGGACATGGCAAAATCACTAGAATTGTATGAACGGGAATATTATTTTTATACAAATATATCAAATTATATAAATGTAAACCTTCCTAAATTTTATAATTTAGTGCTTGATGAGAATTGCAAGAACATTGGAATTGTCTTGGAAAATTTAATTGATAAAAACTATAAAATAAATTTGAACCTAAACACAGAAAGTATAGATGTGACATTAACCATTGTAGAGAGAATGGCCAAAATGCATTCCAAATTTTGGAATAAAAATTTGAAGAAAATGTTTCCAACGTTGAAGAATAGCACCGATACGATTTTTTGTCCTTTTTTTAAAGAATTCATTCATGAACGATATGATTCATTCAAGGACAAATGGTTCTGTATTTTTAATGCAAATCAAAAAACAATATGTGATGAAATTTATGGCGATTTTTCTGAAATACAGGGCAGATTTTCACTAGGAAATAATCTTACTTTTATACATGGTGACATTAAATCGCCAAATATATTTTATGATATAAATAACAATTATGAACCTTGTTTTATAGATTGGCAACATTGTGCTATAGGCAAAGGTGTCCAAGATTTAGTATTTTTTGTATTAGAAAGTTTTGACATTTTAAATATGAAAAACGTGTTTTATTTAGTAAAATTTTATTATTATAAAAAACTGATTGAACATGGAATTAAAAATTATTCTTTTGAGGAATATGAAAAAGATATATATGATGCGATTTGTTACATCCCTTTTTTTACAAGTGTCTGGTTTGGAACTACGCCACAAGATGAATTAATTGATAAAAATTTCCCGTATTTTTTTATTAGCAAAATGGTTTATTTACTTGAAATTGTAAAGCAGAGTTAATTTCGGCGTGTCTCGGTGTCTCTCGGGTCTTGGTGTCTTTAATGCCTGTGAGTTTTTGTCCTATGTTTTCCGTCTTTATGCCTTTTTGTTTTTTTGTGTTGTCCTTTTTTCCCTCCTGTTGTCGTTGTCGTCGAATCATTTTTGCCCCCATCTTCTTCTACATCTCCGCCAACCAATCCTAATAGTTTTGTATACAAATCATCGCTTACATGTTTGTCTTCATTTATATATGTCGCGTTTTTAGCATTGCCTCCACGTTGGTCTAAAAATCCGCCGTCAAAATAATACAATCCTGCTGGAATTGCTAAATTAGAAAAAGCAGAGTCGGCATTGGCATCCGTGGTCGTGCGGCCACCACCGGCAATGATTGGAGTGATTCCCTTTTGCAACATTATAGAATTCACAGTAAATCCGGCACTTTGCATTTTACCATTTTCTTTATAAATGACAAAATCATTGTCTGCGAAAGGCATATATTATTAAATTATATTATTATCATTCGTGCCCTGGCGTACTCGTTTGATTTCTGGAACAAGTGTTATTTCTCTCTGATTTTTAATATGATTCATGATTAGTTTAAACTGTGCTTCGTTTTTAATTATTTCGCCTAAAGATTTTTCCAGATATTTGAAAGTCAATGGTGTCGCGGTTCGCGTATGCGTAAATTTCAATGCACCGTCTCCAACTTTTACGGAAGAATTAATTGCATGCTTTACAAACAATTTCTCTTCCAATTCATGCTTTTTATTTCGTAGTTGCCTTATTTTTTCATTTAATAGTTTCAATTCATTATCAAATGAAATCCATTGTGCTTCCATACTTATCACCAATAAAATTTATCTCCTCCTTCTTCCACGCCGGGTTCTTCTACGATTTGTTCTGCCTTTGAATTGACCTTTGAATTGACCACGTCTATAAGTTTGCTGCATACCAAGCAATGCCAATGGCACAATTGCTTGATTTATCGCGGGGCCAATAAATCCACCACGTGATGCCCTAGACCTTCGTCCTCTGCCTCGTGCACGCCCACGACGTCTTCGTCCACCCGTCATTGTGTTAGGCAGACCTTGTCCACCTGTTGATGAGACAGACCGTCCATTTGCCAAGACGAGTGCATTGCCTGGATTGCTGCCATTCATTGTATTGTTCATTTGTTGTTGCATTGTTCCCGCCAACTGTAACGCATTTGCTGCCGCCATCTTATAATTTAAGTTGAGATAATAAATGTTTATTACGCAAAAGAATTATTAATATTGCTAAATTAATAATAAAACTGGAAAAAAGAATGGTTAGTATTATATAAATATATGGATTTATAACACCCAATACTATTTCTAAAAAGGGCACGCACAACTTTTTAATTTCAGCCTTGACATCTTCTCTCTGCAATATTTTTACAATTTCAAGCATATTTATAATTATTACATTTTTATGCGTGTTATTACCATTTATTTTTTATAGATAAAAATTAAATGAATATCATTCACCCAAACAATTCGTTTGATTTTGCTAAATTAACTTTAGCACAGCCCAGTGGACTTCATGGCGGAGCATATTTTACAAAACTCAATTACAACCAATCTCCATTGTATATTCAAACTCCTAAAAGTTTGACAAAACAGGCCATTATTACAAGCGGCAAAAAACTGTATTGTGATTTGATGTTTGAAAATCAATTGAATGACTTGATTGAATGGTTTGAAAAATTAGAAACCACGTGTCAACAACTCATTCTTGAGAAATCAGGGGAATGGTTTCAAGACCCATTGCAATTAAACGACATTGAAAACGTATTCAATTCCATCCTTAAAATATATAAATCGGGCAAATATTATCTCGCACGAGTAAATGTTAAAAATACCATCAATGTCTATGATGAAACACGCCAAGTTCTCTCTATTGAAGATATTAAAATAGACACACATATCATTTCTATTTTGGAAATACAAGGCATTAAATTCACGACTCGTAATTTTCAAATTGAAATAGAATTGAAACAGGCCATGATTATTGACAATTCACCCGTATTTAACAATTGTTTAATCTCTCCTATCTTGGGTTTAGATGTTTTAGATAAACCGGATGCTGTGCCTGATGTTGTCGTGCCTAATGTCGTGCCTAATGTCGTGCCTAATGTCGTGCCTAATGTCGAGGACAAGGTCACCATATCTGATGACGATTCCTCCTCATCAGATTCGGAAGATGACATGCTAAATAATACATCGGAAGCGGAAGCAGTAGATACAGTAGATTTGGAATTTGAAGATTTGTCAGACGGTGATAAAAAAGAAGATTTAATAGAAATTACGGAAATGACCGAATTATCGTCTGAGCCGTTTGTTTTGAAAAAACCGACGGACGTATATTATAAAATATATAGAGAGGCAAGAGCAAAAGCAAAAGAGGCGAAAAAACAGGCAATATTAGCACTTTTGGAAGCGAAGAATATTAAGAAAACATACATGTTGAATGAAATAGATGGCAGTGATAAAGAATTTGACGATGAAATAGACAATATTTCAGAAAGCGAACTTTTGATTTAGAATGATTAATGATTGTTTAGAAATTTATTTTATTCATTAATTTTATATAATGGCTATTTCTCTAAGAAAAATGTGGAATGATTACGGAGTTGGCTCAATTATAGTATTATTACTTTTGGCGTATGGCGTTAATTTATTTGCAAATTATTTATATTCAAAAGGCAATGCCGGAAATGAAATGATGAATTCAAACATGAATACCGCATACCAAAATAATGCGGTGCGTCCTTCAGAACCTTTAGGACAAAATGAAGTCTTTTCATCCGCCAATGGAGTTCAAACAAGTCAACCGGGACTCCCTTCCTCTTGTTCTCAACCCAGCATTCAAAACCCCGCTGACCTGTTACCCAAAGACAACAACTCGCAATGGGCTCAACTAAACCCTGCTGGAAAAGGCGAACTCGCGTCGGTAAATTTATTGAAAGCAGGTTACCATATTGGCATTGATACCATCGGACAATCGTTGAGAAACGCCAACCTACAAATTCGCTCTGAACCTCCTAACCCACAACTTAACGTGGGACCCTGGAACCAATCGACAATTTCAAGCGATTTCATGAGACCGAGTTTGGAAATTGGTTCTGGAAGTCAGTAGAGCAAAGAAATCGAAGTTTGTCATAGTCCAAAAAGCAATGATATTCATTATTTTACACATATAAATATTTATCACAGTGTCCTCTTTTAGCATTTCAATATTTTTCATCAATTCATCTAGCCAATCATATTTATTGCAATATACATCTTTCTGTAAAATCCGAATAACCGAAAACCCATTATCATTTGCACATTTCATTTATATAAATCGTTTTTTCAGGAGACAGCCAATTTTATATTTATAAAAAATTGAATTGCTTTTTCACAAGTTATGAAATAAAATACTTATCATAATACAATATAGAGAAATGGAAACCATCCTTAAAATTGATGCTATTGTTAATGAAAATTTAGAAGAAGAAAAAAATACTACATATCATAATGAAACTAAAATTAAACTAAAACAATTGTTAGATAGTTCTTCTTCAAATAAAATACACACAAAAAATATAATGGCACTACCAACATTAAAAGATGCACATATTTATTGTAAACATAATAATTTGTCAGGTCAATTTACAGGTCCAGTATTAGAAAAATACATTAAAATAAACAATAACATGACAAAAAATAATGCTTCTTTGTGCAATGGTGATTTAAAATGGCATGATATAAATGTTGAAATAAAAGCCTCAAATGGAGGAAAAGAAAATAATAATTTTAATTTTGTTCAATTACGAATGAACCATAATTGTGAATATATATTTACAGCATATTATATTGATTATACCAATTTAGATAATTTAGGCGAATTATATATTTTCAAATTAAATAAAGAAAATATAAAACCACTAATAGTAAAATATGGTGGATATGCTCACGGAACAATTGGAGAGCTTGGTGAAATAACTATGGACGATTTAAACGATACTGATAATCCAAAAGAATATGCTCTTCGTCCAAAATATGGTGGTAAATGTTGGATTGAACTATTAAATTATAGAGTTAATGAAATCGCTATATAATCTTACAAGTTCGCCTCGTCCCATTGAATTTTGTCTTGCTGTGTTTAAACTATCTGAATAATCTAACTGATTAAATCTATTTATTAATTCTTCTTTGTTTATATTGCTTTTAATCCAATGCCAACTTTTTGGTCTTAATTCATCTAATTTAATTTTTACTATTTCGCCAATTTTACCACCATAAGCTCTCATAGCAAAATCAGAACCATTTGGTGGTGTAGGTTGTCCGTATTCATCAATTGGTCCAAATGATAAGAATTCCCAATCTTTGTGTTTTGTTGGTAAATTAATAAAAGGTCTTTCAACTTCTTTTTTTTCCCATATTTGAAAACAACATTTTACCGTCATTTGAGGAGTAAAACAACAGGGTTTAATTGAAACATCCTCATCATAAGTTAAATGGAATATTTTATTTAGTTTATTTTGAATGCTTGGTCGTCTAAAAGTTCTTGGAATAATAAACGCAATAACATTAGACCATTTGGAAGAATGATTAAAGAATTTAATTGCTATTGAGCTTACTTTTCCAAAAGGAGGATTACCAATAACTAATATATTATTTTTATGTGTTGGAGGATGGTAATCAAAGAAGTCCATTTTTATAATATTTTCATTTTCAGGAGATATGTCTATTCCAACTTTGTTTTCAAATTCTAACTGATTAAAGAAACTACCATTACCAGCACTGGGTTCAACAATTAAATCAAAATTGCTTTTATCATATAATTCAAATACTTTATCAATACATTTTTTTGAATAACTTGGTATGGTATAAAATTTATCCAAACCTTATTCACGGACTGCTTTAGCATTTTTAGTTTCAATAATATTAGTTTTACTACTTTTAGTATCTTCAGGTTCAACTGGTTCTATAATAGTTTCATCTTCCACCATGTCAAATATTATGTTATTTTTAATTTTTGAAATTTTTTCTTCAACAGCTTTATCAACAATTTCTTTGATTTTTAATTCATTTACACAGGGTTTTTTCTTGTTTAAGTGAGTTGTGTAATGTCCCTTTTGTTTAAACTCCCAACCACACTTTTCACAAGTATATTTACTCATTGTTGTTTATAATATATATAAATTATTATTATTTTTCTAAATCAATTTTTTTTTAACTAATTTTAACTAAAATTAGTTAAGGATAAATGGGAAAAAAGAAAAAGGAGGTTTTCCAAGAATTTAGGAAATGAATGTAATACAAGTAATGATTGTCATAAAGATTTAGATTATTACAAAGATAAAGAAAATAAAAAGGTATTTCGTTTATTAGTTTGTTCTAACTGCATGAGTTGCGAAAACAAAAAAATCGTATTTAGAACAAGAGATGCAAATTCCTCAATAAATATTTTGAAATTAACCAAACAAGACCAACAGAATTTCAAAACCAAATTTCGTCTTTCACTTCTTCACCAACTAAAGAGAAGAAGAAAAAGTAAGACCATAAAAATTGATTTTACATTTTTGTATTTTTTTACGCAAAAGTCGGCGTTTTAAATGTCCAAAGGTGTAAAAGTCTAATCTTATAATACAAAATCAGAATCAGGATTAAACAATCTTCCGCTTGACAATTGCGGAATTTGATAACTTTGTGGTTTTAATGTTTCTCTCATTTTTTTAACTAGATTTCTCCAGGTTAGTGGTTTATTGTTTCGCACGGTTTCTAAAAAAGACCACGTCATTGCTCCTTGTGTTTTGTTATTTATGAATGTTTCAAGACTAAATTGGTTATCACGACAACCACTAAGTAAGAATACGTTACAAGTGGATTCCGCGGTGTTTGTATTTTCAGTAATGTCATCATAATTTACTTTTTCTAATATTTGATATTTCAAATCTAAAGCAGTTCCACTATTGCAACTATCAAACAATGCGATTACATTTGTCTTTGTTTTTCCGTATGTGTTTATAAGTGTTTTTAATTCATCATCTTTTATATATTTAAAATCCAATGGAACAATCAATTCATCATAGCCATCTAATTCATCGCCATTTCTGTCTACTGTGTTTGAGCCATGTCCACTATAGTATATAAACAATGTATCATTTTCATTAGACGTTTCAAGTAAAGTTTTGATTTCATTCAATATATTTTCTCTAGTAGGTTTGATTGCAGTTTCATCTGTTAGTATTTTAATATTGGTATAATTCTGTTCCTTTAAATAAGTTTCTATAGATTTTGCGTCATTTATACATCCATTTAATGCACTGGATGTGCCTAAATAATTTATTCCAATAATCAATGCTTTTTTATTGTTTGATTGAACGGGAATGGGGTCTGATACAGCAATTACCTTTTTAATTTCATTTTCAAAAAAAATCCTAACATTGTTTATTGTCTTTCTGTATTTTTCATGAATATTATTAATGGCGTTTTGTTTCAATCTAACATGAATATGCATTCTATTAATATTTCTAATTTCAATATTATAGTTGTTTTGTAGTATAATAATGGTTTTATTGTATGAATTAGTAAGATTCGCTATTCTATTTCTTTTAAAATCGGCAATTAAATTAGACATTATATATTAGAACAATATTTTATTTTGTTCTCCCTCTCTTGTTTTGGAAATAATATCTTTCTATTATATGGACAAACCCAATTTAATTGCAGTTTTATATGCCCTTGGAGAATTAAAAGCATATAAAACATTAAGTAACATGGAGAGAAAAGATGCAATAAAAGCAATGAATGCATTAAATTCAAATGGAATTGATTTAGGCTTTGTATTTACAGATGTTGCAAACAATGATATTATATTGCCAAAAACTGACATAACCCAGTTGATAGAAGAAGTTAAAGCAAAACTAGAAGAATATGAAAGTTCTGAATCTAGTGCTTCTAATGGTTCAAATGGTTCAAATGGTTCTAATGGTTCAAATGGTTCAAATGGTTCTAATGGTTCAAATGGTTCTAATGGTTCAAATGGTTCAAATGGTTCCAAAAAATCGTCTTCAAGGAAATCGTCTGCCTCTAAGTCTGCATCATCTAAATCTGCATCTGCCTCTAAATCTGCATCTGCCTCTAAATCTGCATCATCTAAATCTGCCTCATCTAAGTCTGCATCTGCCTCTAAATCTGCATCATCTAAATCTGCATCATCTAAGTCTGCATCATCTAAATCTGCATCATCTAAGTCTGCATCATCTAAGTCTGCATCTGCCTCGGATTCGGATTCGTCAGATAAATTACAAACATCCTCTATTTCAGAAGAGGAAGAGTCAGAGGATTCAGCAGACATGGATGAAGAAGAAAAAGAAGACCGTGTCCCAAAAATTTACACAGATAAACTCTCCATTTATGTGCGTTCACATGGAGAAAATAAATTGGATAAAGACACACGTCTCTTTGAAACATTCACTTCGCCTATTGATGTTTCGAAATTTACAGCATGTGGATTATGCGATTATTTAGTATCATCCCATAAATATGATTATTTCATTCCAATATTTATCAATGAAATAGAGAGAGATTACAAAAGAAAACACCCTTCCGATTCTATATTTAATGATCCAAAAGTTGTAATAGAAGTTATGAGATACATCATTTGTAAACTGCATCCAGAACTTACGTGCAGAATGGGTAGTAGAACAATTGAATATTATGATGATATTTTATCAAACACAAAATACATATATCCACTGATGTATTCTGGACCTCAACCAAAGAAACACTATATAAAATATGAGCCAGGTATTTCATACAATGTTGTTATTAAAAAAATTACAGAAGGTGCAAGACGTTGTGATACAAATATGTACAAACATACAGCCAGACACAACTTATCTAGAAAACAACGAAATAAACTATATACCTCAGAAAAAGGACAACAAACATTAGATATTACATGTTTGACACCTTATTACAATCAACCTTACGGAATTAAACTTAAACGAGGGGATTCATTGCTTCAATTTTTTTACAAATATAAAAAACGAAATAAACGATTGATTGAACAAATGATTGCGGAATTTGACCCGGAAGGGAAAATGACTGAAGAATATGATTTTAAACCAGTCTTAATGTCAAGTGTTTATAAGCAATATCCACAAAAAAATATATCTTCTATTTCATTAAAATTTTTATTATTCTTTTTTGAAAAAATAGGAATTCGCAACTTGAACATTGTTGATTTTTCATGTGGTGGAGTAGATGAAAATGAGATTGAAAACCGAAAACAAGGTTGGACAGACTCTAGTTCGGCGTCTCCTAGGTCGTCTCCTAGTTCTAATTCCAAGTCTGCTTCTAGTTCTAAGAAAAGTTCTCCTTTAGCAGAAATTGGAATGTTGTTAAAAGATGCCGCTGTAGAAGAAAAGGATGATGGCAAAGGTAGACATGGAAAAAGCAGGCGTCTACCCAGGCGTCGCATCACGAAAAAGTCACGTATGAAAAAGAGACGAACGAAGAAGCGATTCTCAAAAAAAATGTAGACATATTATATTATGGCGGATGAAAAATCACCTGAATTTGAGCAACCTGACGTTATACTTGCAAAATTGAATAAAATCAATGAGATTATGAAGTATATGAAAGAACGTGGTTATGCCTATCTTGTTTTTAATCAAACTCACCTAGATTTTCTTAAATTAAATGTTCCATTAATATTAAAATCAGTGCTCTTGCCGGAAAATTTATTAATTCCAATGCAAATAATTGAAAAGAATATAGACGACCTTTATGATATTAAAAATAAAAAAAAATCCAACACCTTTAAAAAGGAAATCGCAAAACAACTAAAAATTATTAACGATGGAAATTTTATGTTGCTCTATATTGATACATTTAAAAAAGGAATTGACATATATTATTGTGAATTAAAAACACGTGAACTACAAATTCAAGCATCCAGTGCTACTGCTCCCGATATAATCACTGTTCCAACGATAGCATTATATATACATTGCCATGGACAATCTCTAATATGTACAAAAAACAGCACCAACAATTTTGAATTTTTTGAACCAGAAATTGAGGTTTTAAAATTTACTGCGGCTCCACTTTGTATGACTTTTGGGTCGACACAAACACAAGACCGGTTTATAGCAGAATGTTTTGTCATTATAGATACATGGTATACGAATACAAAAGGTGAAAGTATATTTGCCAACATGAACATGTCAATAATGCTTGCGAATTATATTATATGTGAGTTTTACAATGAATATGTTTGTAATATATATAAACATTTATGTCCAGAGGAAAGACCCAAGAATGCAGAAGGTGCCTTCATAGATGGACAAGTTATGATGGACATGTTACACGGAGTTATTAATTGTGCAATTAAGGCACAAGGAGGATTTTTATATACATATCCAGTATCAGATGCAGCAATCTATCGACGACTTTTATTTGACAACCCGGATGCAGCAGAAGATTTAAAACGTCGCACTACAACAACAAGTGACCGTAATTCAGCACCAAATTATCCTTCTAGAGTTACAATTACAAATCCTATAAGTGATAAAAAAAAACAACGAAATAAGATTTATATAGTCGAAGACACATCCGATGAAGGAAATGCGGTTTCATTGGACATAAAATTTTTAAATAGTTTTACATTTTTTTTTCCAGATAATAGTGAACAAATACAAGTAATACGGGTTGGAGCAGGGCAATCTTTGCTTAGACTTTTGTTTGATATGTACTTTACGCCAAATCCTGCATACGATCCAGACCCTAGTAAGAAGGATAACCCTGCTAATCGTAGGTATGCTGCTGGTCCATATTACAATCAAATAATTGAAATTATAAAAGCATATGACGAGGAATATCCTCTAAATGGATCATCTGAAGCTGATAATGCAGGCGGTGGTCGTCGTGCACATGATTTTAACCCATCTTATGCACACAGTTCTATACATATTGGAATATATACAACTATAACTTCAATCTCATTGCGTTTTTTATTATATTTTTTTAAAATAATTCTGTCTGGAATACTTAGTCGTGATGGAGTACGTACTAAGGAACATATTTTGAAAGTTACTAAGGGACTAATTGTGCGCGGACATGTAACTATTTTTGATTTTTCTTGTGGATTTTTAGATTATGATGTAGATGGAAATGAACAAACTGAAGATGTTATATGCCAAATGACAAGTCATGGACCAACACAAGAAGCAGGAAAGAGAATCATGACCGCATCCGCCTCTATAAAACGCGAAAAAAAAAATGTTACACGAAGTCGAAGGCGAATCCACAGAACCAGACGCACTCGTAATACCAAGACGAAAAAATATTATCTGCGAAAAACAAGACATACTCTTAAAAAAAAGAACAAATCTAAATCTATGCGACGGCGAAATAAATAATCAGAAACTAATATATGTTCAACTTTAAGAATGAAAATATAATGTTTTATGTTTTCGTCGGGTTTGTTTTACTCGTCTCTTTAAAAATATATTATGAATCCGACGAATTTAATTTGAAATGTGTAATTGCGTCAAAAGACGGCAATCGTTATTGTGTAAGAGAAAGAGAGAAAATAGATGAAGCCGCCAATTTATTAGCAGAAACCACTGAAAAATGCAAACAACTGGTAAAATATATGCACGATACTTTACCAGATGACAAACGCGTAAAACGCCTAGTTGCTGGATTCAATCCAAAAGCAATGAAGGAAACACTTCCAACAAGTGAATTGACTGCATATAGTGAGAACAAAGGAGAGAAGATTGCATTGTGTTTAAATACTACAAAAATCGGCGATACCTTGATTGACGCAAACACGCTATTATTTGTGGCAATTCATGAACTCTCTCATATTATGACGGAATCTATTGGACACAAACAGGATTTTTGGCAGAATTTTAAATTCATGTTGGAAAACGCCAAAGCAGCAAACATTTATCAACCGGTTGATTATAAAAAATCGCCAAAAGAATATTGTGGAATGACTATTAATGACAATCCTTTTTTTGATTTGTCATAACCTTCTCTCTCTTTTTCTCTCTCTCTTTCTCTCTCTTTCTTATTCATTCAATCAATCAATCGGGAATTAATAGTAGACAAAATAAAAGAATAGTATCATTGCAATAATGGACATGATGGCAAGCCCGATTGCATTGCCGATGGATAATAAAATCATGGATGTTATCAATACACTTGCCACAATCATTAATTTATAATTTTTCACTTCAAATTTCATCCTAGATAATATAATTAATGCAATAATTAGAGAAATAAATAAATATAGTAACACTAATTCCATATAATTATGGTTTATTTTATATAATAGTATTGTATGTATAAAATAAACTATTTAATAAACGAGGGCATTTCTAAAATCCATGTGTTTTATGGAAAGTCATATCCAGCCATCTCGTCAAACAAATTAAAAGACCTCTTTATTAAAAATCCATCAGACAAGAAATTTCAACAACTATTTCAAAAAGACGAACTAGAATATATTCGCACAAATAATGTCGACGTGGAATTTTCAGAACAACGCATTCACCCAGACGATACGATTTCAGTAATAAAACTGAAAATATTGAATGAATTTAAACAGCGCATTTCTTTTGAAGAGATTTATTTGTATTGTTTAAAAGAAGAATCACTGAATCCGAATGCAATTTATCAATCATTAACCCAGGATAAAAAAATAGAATTGTCTCGGAACAACATGAATTCCTTTTTCTTGAATATAGAAGACGCGACCATTTCTATAGAAGAGAAAGAGTCTTATGCATATGATGATATTTTAGAATTGAATTTAGAGAGTCGTCCATTTCGTGTTGCAAAACCATTGGGTCAAAAATCATTTCTGGTGGAAAACGAATACCCGTTCGTGTGCAATCCATTTCGTCTTTCAAGAACCGACGAGTTTGAGAGAAAGCCTCTCTCTACATTGAATGCGAAATTATTATTAAATAGTGGCCAGATTGTGGGAAATAATATTTATGTGTGTTTGGCAGAAGATGTATTGAATTCCACGGAAGAAGAAGTGACGGAAGATTATGTCTTGGAATTGTATTATCCGAGTTTGTTTGCAAAATCGGTTCATTCATTGGACGATTTAATGAGTAAACGGAGAGAATTAATAGGAGAGAATGACCGCATATTAAATGAAAATACGCTGGAATTGTTCAAAAGTGTGGACCTCTTTTTTTACATGCATGAAACTAGAAAAAGGGGAAAGGAATTAAAATACAAGACAAATGGAATTAAAAGCATTAAAATAGCGATTCATCCGGAATATAACATTAAATTGCCCTTGGATGTTATTTTTAAACGAACGCATGCCACAAATGTCTCTCCTTTAATAAAATACAATTCTAGTGTAAAATCTAATGTGAGAGATGAACGCATTTACAGAGAAAATATATATCGTTTGTATACTGAGAATGTTTCCGTGGACGGACGCAAAATCCCGTATTTGCCAAAGGCTGTTATTTTTAAATTAATCAAATTGCTTGGTAAAACGAAATCTGTTTCTATATTTATAGATGTAGACAAGGATATTGCAAGCGAAGTCTATTGTGAATTTGATGAGAATTGCAATATTACTATAAATGCAGTCTTTGTAAATACCATGAAGTTGGAAGAAATAGATGGATTTTTTAAGCAATATGCGAATCCCGTGATTGACAATATTAAACATTTTTTGGAAGAGGGTGGATATAAAATAAATGTATTTGATTCTTTTGCGAATGAACATGTTGACATTGTTGAAATGAATTATCAAATAGAAATAGAAATTGCACAAAAAAAATTGGACTTGGATGCATTGCGTGGTTGTATTACAAGTGTATTTATCATAGAATCGCAGAATGAATTGCGATTTAAGCGTGTTGCCAATTTCAACAAAAAGAATAGTCAAGAGGCATTTATCATTGAACAGAATTCGCAAAAAAGGACTCCAGATGAAATTGTGCATGCACTTGTTGACAATTATCAGATGACCGAGGAGGATGCGGTTGCCATGTATCGTCAAATTATCAGTGAAATAGATGTTGGTCACAATATGAAAAATAGAGAGAACTCTGGATTTAAAACTGTCTTGGATGTGAATCCGCTTACTAGAATTGTTACAATGAATATGTTTAACATTAATCATATTGCATATTTGTCGATTATTCCGATTTATATTGATTCTTTCATACGAATGACTCAAGATAAGAGTAGTTCAATGGTTCCTATTTCTGAAATAGATGCATTGTGTTCTAGGATTGTAGATAAAGCGGCCATAGACCCGGTGTTTAATGATGACAATGGGATGGAACCTCTTGTGCTTGATTCTGATTTGGCGGCGGAGGAGGACGATGATTTGGCGGATTTGGAGAATGCTGAATTGGATGCGGTTGTAAATACAAATGGTGCATTTGATATGGATTATGATGAAAAATACAATGAAGATTATGCTGGTGGAGCAGAGTCTCCTACCTCTTCCATTGAAAAAGAGTCCGATAACAGTGTCTCTCTTATTTCTGAAAAGGCTGCATCTTCTGTATCTCCATCACCCTTGGATGACGAGATTGCATCTCCATCACCCTTGGATGAGGACTTAGAATCAGTGCCAGTGTCTTCAGTTACTTCTCCGATTGTTTCTCCGATTGTTGAAAATGCAGAGGACGATTCTTTATCACCTATTTCTGAAAATATATCATCCCCATCTCCTCCCGAATTAGAAGAAAAAGACTCTCCTGAATTGCAAGAAAAAGAAAAAGAAGAAAAAGAAAAAGAAGAAAAAGAAAAAGAAAAAGAAAAAGAGCCACCATCATTAGAATCTTCTATTTCATTTATACCAAAAAATGCTCCAGAATTAGACATGGAATCAGAAGCAGAAGATGCCCCAATAGATGCCATTGAATCGGAAGCGGAATCGGAAATAGAAGCAGAAGCCGAGGCACCCGATGCACCAATAGACGCCATTGAATCGGAAGCGGAATCGGAAATAGAATCAGAAGCAGAAGCCGAGGCACCAATAGACGCCACAGAAGAAGAAGAACAAAAAAACACTCCTCTAATAAAACGAAGCAAATTTCAAACAAAACGAAAACCGATAGAAGAATTAAAGGACATTGATGGCATGAAATTAAACAATCCATATTTTTTCCAAGATAGAATACAAAAACGCGAACCATCTTTAATTCTCATTAAAAAACAAGGAAATTATGATAGATATTCTCGAGTCTGTCCTTCAAGTGTAAAAAGACAGCCAGTCATTTTAACAAAAGATGAAAAGGATAAAATACAGAGAGAATATCCAGACGCATTAAAAGAAGAAGATGTTGTCAAATACGGTTCTGACAAAAAGAATCCATATTATTATATTTGTCCGAGATATTGGTGTTTAAAAACCAACAGTTATATTAGCGAAGAAGATGTAAAGAACGAAGTTTGTGGCAAAGTTATACCGAAAGGTGAGAACACTGTGAAAAAAGGATATTATACATATGAATTTTATAAACAAAACGAGAAAAGATATCCCGGATTTCAAGTAGACAAACACCCAACAGGTAAATGTTTGCCGTGCTGTTTTAAAACATGGAATACAGAAGAACAATTAAATCATCGCAGGGCATGTTCTGCAGAAGAACAACAAGGTGCAGAAGAGAAAAAAGAAGAACCAGAAAGCAATTTAAAGCCGAATGCAAAAATAGAAATTGATGAATACATTAAAGGTCCAGAAAAGGTGCCGTTAAGACCTGGACGATTGGGTTATTTGCCGCTTCAAATGCAAAAATTATTGCACGAGGTAAACATGGATTGTCAAGTCAGTAAAATAAATTCAAGTATAAAACAACATCATCCGTGTTTGTTGAGACATGGAGTGGAAATCAGCGAAACCCAATCGTTTGTTGCATGCATTGCAGACGCCATCTTTTTTGCACGAAAAAATGAAAACGGAGAAATGTATCGCATTCCAACCATAAAAGAAATGAAAAATATTATTATAAAAACATTGACAATTGACAATTTCGTTAAATATCAAAACGGCAATTTAATTACGACATTTTATAAAGAGAATTCTAAAGTGGATGTTTCAAAATACCCGAATAAATTGGCCATTGAAAAGAAGAAATTCAAGCAAATCATCGCCGCATTTGAGAATTTCATTCGTTTTTTACAAGATGACGAGGCAATCATTAATTATTCTTATTTGTGGGATATTGTTTCATCGCCTAATAAGAATTTATTTCAGTCAGGCATCAATTTAATTATATTTGAAATCGTAAACAATGATACAACCAACAATATAGATTTGATTTGTCCAACAAATCATTATTCTGGCAAAGTATACGATGCCAGAAAGCCGAATCTCTTGTTGTTGCAACAAGGCAATTATTTTGAGCCTATTTATTCTTACAAGGATACTGGTAAAAAGAGAGAAATCAGCAAGACGTTTAGTGAATACGACCCCCAAATATCCAAAACAATGATGGCCGTTTTTACAAAGATTATTAAACCGCGTATTAAATCCATGTGTGCACCCATGTCCATTGTCTCTCCGAAAGTATACACTATGAAATCACCATTATTATTAACGAATTTAATAGATTTGCTTCACAAAAAAAAGTACGAGATAAATACCCAAATTGTAAATTATGATTTAAAAGTAATAGGTGTAATTGCCGAAAAGAATAATAAACACGGATTTATTCCTTGTTATCCATCAAGTATCAATGATACATATGAACATTCTTATATGACAGAGGACAATTTATGGAATAATTATCCAGACACGATTTCTTTTTTGAAACAAGTAGTTGGCAAGAATCATTTAATTCCATGTGAACCGGCCTTTAATATAATTGAAGACGAGCATGTAATTGGTATTTTAACGGAAACGGACCAATTCATTCAATTGTCAGAGCCATATCCATTGTCAGAAGTGACTGACGACATTCCCAGATTAGACAATACAGGTTATTTAATTGACAATCCCAATGAGAGAAAAATAGACAAATTAACTGCGGATTCGGTGATTACGACAAGCAACAAAGTCGACGCGGAACGCGTTGAATACATTAAAAGAATAAAATTAGAGACGCAGTTTTACAATGTTTTCAGAAACACCATCCGAATCTTATTAAATGATTATGAGAATTTAAAAATGCGAGAGAAGATTGAAGCAGAATTGGCGAAAAAATACATGGTTTATTCTCATAAAATGGCGATTGTGCATAGATTCATTAAAGAATTGGTTGGTGCAAAAGTGCAATTTAGTGGAGATGACAATTTCTATAAATTAATAGACGTCGACGAGGTTTCTGTCTGTGTTAATTCAAAATGCAATTCATCAAGTAAAATATGTGAACTGGGAGAGAACAATGAATGTTCTCTCATATTGCCTGAAAAAAATCTATTGACTCAAAAGAATAATGAAGAGATTTATTACACTAAATTTGCAGATGAGTTGATTCGTTATAATAGAATCAAATCATTCATCTTTCAACCACAAGCATATTTGTCTTTTGACAATGTTGGATATAATTTGCATGAAACTGAATTATTATTGTTGCAATCATTGATTACACAGGAATATTTTGAGGGAATGACGCCTGCAATGAAAAATAAATTTACGAAATATAATTCTTATGATACAGTGACGCCGTTTAATGCACCCAAATACGACAATAAGATTGATTTAAATGACGCCATTAATGAAAAAGAGGACGAATGTGCCGTGGTTGTCCGCGATAAAGTGCGGTCTATTTATTGGAGAAAATGTTTTCCGGGTTCTTATGGCGAAGTTGAATATGGCAAAACGAATTATTGTAGTTTGTTTTTTATGATTGATTTGATAAATAAATCCAGCGGTGTCTTGTTGACTGAAAATCAAATGAAGACGCAATTGTATGAAGAATACACTAAATATTTGCCGACTTATAGGAATAAAATCCTGGATATTTTGACGATTCAAGGGAAAAAGACCTTGTGTGACCAAGTGAAAAAGGAGACTATTACTTTTATTAATTTTATTTATACAGACAGTTATTTTTTTACAACGCTGGATTTGTGGCTATTAATTGAAAGATACAAGATTCCTAGTTTTTTCATATCAAGCAAGTTTTTATTGGAAACGGAATACAACAAACACTCTTTTAATGCATATGGTGGTGCTCAAGCACAGCGATTCGTTTTTATAGTTCTTCCTGGTTTGCGTAATGAAAATGTGCCTAGTTATAAATTGATTTGCGATGAGTCAAGTGATATTTTTATTTCAATGGACAAACTAGTAAATGAAGAACGCGTTGAAGAATTGCGAGAGCCGCCGATGGCAACTGTGGAGGATTTTTTGAAAAAGTTTTCTAAAAATGCTACTACGAATTATACAAAAAAAGTTCCTGGCATGGAAGTTGCACCAGTGAAACGGCGATTTCGTTACATTGATGACCCAATTGTAATAGAAGACGAAGTGCCGCGAATTCCTGCGAAAAAGGTGAAACTTCGTGTGGTTGACAAACCACGTGTTCGTGATAGTGAAAGTGTTATTTCTGAAATAAAGGCGTTGAAAGTGGATGATTTGGACACGGGTAAGAAAAAGACGAAAAAACAAAAAGCGAAAGAAATACATTTGAAAGGCGACAAAACTAGGCGTAAGCCTGCGGCCGCGGTGGTGGCGAAAGACAATACTGCATCTGGACCTAAACGCAAGTCAAAGAAGAGACGTGGAACTACAAGTCAGAATAAGAAACGCACTCGGAATCGGCATCGGCATCCACGTGGTTAGGCCGTCGTCTTTTTTCGCCTCGGTGTAGGTGATTGTCTCTTTGGTTTCTTGACAACATGAATCTTATGAAATTCGTCGTGACATTTTTCGCACACAGTCATTAAATTCGCCGCAATGTTTTTATGAAAAGGCACGCCGTCTTTGACAATGATGCCATCTTCGTTTGCCTTTCGTTGAGGTTCTAAATGATGCACTTCTTTTCCCATGAGTTTGCCGCATTTTTCACATAGTCCCATTATTTTTTGTGAATTGAAATGACTTGTTTTGAGAGAAAGAATGCTTCTTCCATGTATTTCTGCAGCGGCATTGGTGCTGGCGTATTTTTCGCGAATGGCATATGCAGATGCCAAAAAATCCGTGGGCAAATTCAGCGATTTACACACTTCCAAACCATACATGCTGTTGCCTGGTCCATCGCGTAATTTGCGGTCATATTCCAGGCAATCTTTCTCTCTATTATATACTACAGTCATGTGTTTTAATGCCACTGTTTTCAATTCGGTAATTTCATCATAACCAATGATTTCGTGTAAATGTGTGGCAAAAATAAAACTGCTCCGCATTTGCACCATTTTTTGTATTCCTGCGACAAAAATACTCACTGCCGAAGTGTTTTCAGTTCCAGAGCACAATTCGTCGCCTAGAATGAGACTGTTTTCGTCCGCGTAATTTAAAATGGTTCTTAATTCGCTCATTTCAACCGCAAATGTGGAGAGACCTTTGAAAATATTATCATTGCCTATAATTCGTGTGAAGATGTATTTGTATGGTTTGAAGATGAATTGAGAACACGGAACGTAGAGTCCTGCTTGAGCCATGATTATTGCAATGCCTAGAGCACGAATGAAACTGGTCTTCCCTACAGCGTTTGTCCCATATAATAAAATGCCATCAATGTCTCTTTCGCCTCCAACTCCAACTCCGGCTTTACCCAAGACAATATCATTCGCAATATATATTTCAGATTGCTGCAACTGTTCTATCAAACAATGGCGTAAATCACGTGCCGAAACAAACGATTTTTTGTCGGAAGAATTGACTAATAAAGGCTTGCAATAACCATACTTTTTCGCAATGGCTGCTTTTGTGTAAATCATGTCTATCAAAGTGACGAATTCAATGATTTTCTCCAATTGGTCTTGAAATGATTCAAACCGAGAAAGAAAGGATTGATACACGCTTGTGATGATTTCTTTCAAGGCTACTTTTCCAAGATGTATATTCCGACATAATTCAGTGATTTCATTGTTGCTGATAGATTTATTTGTCCCTGTTTGGGTTTCAAACCGCATGCTTTTTTTGCCAAAAGTAAAAGGAAATGTCTTGGTCTCTCCATTGTAGGAAGAAATATATGTCAGATTCTCAACCTTTTCACTACGGGCAGGAAGCAATTCTTCTAATTTTTTACTTCTTATATTCGTGGAAATAAGAGAAATATTGTTCTTGTCTGTCTCGTGGAGTTTGACATATTCGCTTGTTGTCGCCGCTTTTTTCTCACCGCGTTCAATCATTGTATTCAAAAAAGATTGAATGCTTATTAATTTATCCATGGATTCCAACAAGAGTTCTTGTGCTTCGTCCAATTTTGGATTGACGTTTTTATTTATGAAATTCGTATCAAATCCTTGTATCTGTTCTAAGTCTTTTGCCACATCAAGATTCAAGTGAGACTGAATAAACGTGAGAATTGACTCTGTGTTGAGTTCCGAATGATTCAAATATTCCATGATGGTTCTGTCGCGACGCACGATTTCATGCATGTCGCGAATTGTTTCAATATTTTTATACAATGCCACAAATGATTTTGGAGAGATTTTCTTCATTACTATTTGTCGTTCCCACTTTGCAAGGTCGCGAATTCCACCCAATTTAAGTTTTATTTGAGATTCTCCTTCTTTTTCTCGTGTAAGAAGATATTCAGTAATATCATATTCTTTCTGTAAAAATGCGACATCTGTCGTGGGATGCAAGAAATTATATGCGAATTGTCGTTTCCCCATAGGAGTTAAAGACAAATTCAGCATTTTCAAAACGGATGAATGTTTGCCGTTATAATTCTCATCATCAATAATATTCAACTGTTTCAAAGAATGATTCGCTAGGACGAGACGCTTGGAGCAATTTTCAAAGACGGGTGGGTGAATTTTGTTTACCAAATGAGGACTATGTTGATGCATGAAATCCAGCAAAAAACAGAATGATTGGGTGGCTATATTATGTTCATTAAAGAGAGAAACATCAATCGCAGCAGCACCATAAAACATATTCAATATTTCATGTTGATATGTCTGCTTTTCACAATTTTTCGCCTTTGTGGTGGAATCTTTTACACAATCATTCGTTGCAGTGTGAACGCGATGTATGAGTTCACATCGAATGTTTGCATAATTAATAATATCGTCAATCTCTTTTTCTCTCGTTATATTCGTAATAATAATAGCCTCACTTGGATTATAAATAGATATAAATCGTTCCAATTCATCATATGTTGTCGGATTGTTCAAGTATTTTTTAGAGAATTCAAACACGGTCGTTTTTCCAGTATAAATATCAATGTTTGAAATGCCGACAATAATTGTTGCTTCTTTTTTAAAGATGGAGGTGGATGCACCTACCAATTCAATCCAAATACAAATTGTATTGTTTGTCAATACAGCAGTGTCATTGTTGAAAAAGGTGCCTGGAGAGCAAACACATGCACATTTGCGTATAAATTTGCCTGCAATGTCGGATTCTTCTTGTGTATAAACGACACCAGTGTAGCCTGCCTCTTGTATTTTTTTCAGGTATTTATCAATTCCAATATCTTTGAATCCCGCCATCAAGACATATTCATGTCCAATCATTGAATTTTTCTCGGCAATGTTCAAATCACATATTCTGGAAAAATCCTCTATTTTACTGCCGCTAATTGCACCAGTCGACTTGTCCAAGAGTGCATAGACTTCAAAGAAGGACCCAACTTGCATTAATAAAATAGTATTCTCTCCATACTTGGCGAGATATTGTTGCGTCAATTCAAAATATTCTTTCACCAGTGCCATATGTAATAATATATTAGATGTTATTAAATATGACTTGACCTTACGGATATATTATTTATTGGAATCTTTTTAAACCCTCTTGAACAAATTATGTATCATCTTTGTCGAAATCCTCTAAATCATTGCCATGTAAAAGACATTTTAGTTTTACACTTTTTGCATTTCAAACAGAGCGTCATAGATATTATGTAGGAAACCATATTTTAGTTAAATAATATAAAAATAAAATATACTGTATAATCAAATGAGTAAATATAGTTGTAAAATACAAACAGACAATATTAATGCGTTAATAGATAAAGATGTAGATAAAAATTTAATTGAATTAAAAAAAAAAATGATTTCAAATAATGACAACTGCAACATTGCACATTACATGAATACTTCAAAAATGAGTAAATTAGAATTGTTAGAGAAATGCAAAGAACTTGGAATTACAAGGTGTAGTTCAAAAAATAAATCACAATTAATTGAACTTATTAATTCAAAACAAAAAATAAAAGCAGAAGCAGAAGCAGAAGCACAAGCAGAAGCACAAGCAGAATCAAGTAATATATGCCAACCTCAAAACCAACCTCAAAGCCAATCTCAAAATGTAATTTCAAATGACTATAAAAATAACACTGCTACATATAGCTTTATTGAAGTGTGTGCTGGAGGAGGTGGATTAAGTGCAGGATTAATTAAAGCAGGATTTACACCTATTTTATTAAATGATAATAATAGCGATTGTTGCAAAACATTAAAACATAACCATCCAGAGGCAAATGTTGTGTGTGGGTCTATGGATAAAATAGATTATTCACAATATGTTAATAAAGTAGATTTATTAACTGGAGGAGTCCCTTGTCAATCATTTTCACAAGCAGGATTAAGAAAAGGTCTCGATGACCCAAGAGGTGATTTAATGTTGAAATTTGTTGAAATTTTAAATTTGGTAAAACCAAAAATATTTATGATAGAAAATGTTAAAGGGTTGTTAACACATGATAACGGAAAAACTATAGAAAAAATAATAGATACCTTAAATAAAAATAACCTGTATAATATTAGTTATAAATGTTTAGATGCTTCTAAATATGATGTTCCGCAAAAAAGAGAAAGAGTATTTATTATTGGTGTGTTAAAAAGTATAACTCATTCATTTGAATTTCCAAATGAAAGTTTATCAAAAAAATTGTTAAAAGATGTTTTATATAATGTTCCGTTTTCAAATGGGGCAAAATACAATGAAAGCAAAATAAAATTATTTGAAATGATACCTCAAGGCGGTTGTTGGGTTAATTTGCCCGAGAATTTACAAAAAGAATATTTAGGAAATAGTTATAATTCAGGTGGAGGAAAACGAGGAATATTATATCGTTTATCTATGGAAAAACCATCATTAACCTTATTATGCACACCATCACAAAAACAAACAGAAAGATGCCACCCATTAGAAGAACGACCATTAACAATGCGAGAATATGCAAGAATTCAAACGTTTGATGATGATTATGAATTTATTGGCAGTTTAAATTCTCAATATAAACAAATTGGAAATGCGGTTCCAGTTGAATTAGCAAAACACATGGGTGAATCATTACTAAAACTATTGTAATTTATGTATATTTATCGATTGTGTTTTTGGTAAACTCTATTATTGCATCTGTATCATCTCCTAATATAAATTTAAGAAATTCATATCCAATTTGATGTTCTAATTCAACACCATCGTGTACTATTTTTTTTATACGTCCATTTAATGTTTTGTTTTCAGTATTATCATTAATGTTTGCGTAAATGCAAACATATTCTGGATTATTTTTTTTGAAATTTGCCAATTTATCAAGATTCGCTTTTTTGGATGATGCATTATCAGTATTAGTTCTATTTTTAAGTTCAATTGCAATTTTTTTAGTATGAGATAAAATATCCAACCCGGTTTCGTGTCCTATTTTTAGATTACTAAAACCATTATAACTTCCCAATACTGCTTGCCAAATTTCGCCAACTTTCATTTGTCGTTGTTTTTCTTTTAATGCCAATAATTTATTTGTTTTTGATTTTTCTGTGTCTAAAATATCGTATGTTAATATATCATTTGCAGGACGCAATAAAATATCTTTAATAGTAGAATCTAACAATTCAAAATATTCACCAAATTCGAAATCAATTTCATTCATCTTTAATTATAAATACTTATTTGTTTATTATTCATTTCAATTTTTATTATATCTTTACAAAATCCGTTTCTGGAATACCAATCAAGAGAGAAAGCGTCTTGTGTTTTAAAAAACGATACGTGTCTAATGAAAGGATTTGCAAATGATAAAATAGTATCTTTAATATCCACAATATAAACGAAGCATGTGTCGGCAAAACACTTTTGGATAAATGTCTGGCCAATATTTCTCTCTTGTATTTTTCATTATAAATTGCAATTTCCACTTTTAATGAATTATCTTCGTCATAATAAGCAACTTTGTGTCCATAGATTAGGTTTGATTCAATGTTTGAGTCAGATGGATTAGACACTGTTGTAATAATCTTTTTGAACTTTTTTTTTGGAATATGCAAAAATGCGGATAATTGTGAAATCGTGCTTGCTTCATTTTCAGTAAAAATATCAACATCAATGTCGCTTTTTCCATGTATATAATCTGTTCGTAAAATGCTGCCATAAAAATACACGGGTGTCTCTAAATAATCTCTTAAACGATTGAAAAAAGAAGAAGCATGCTCTGATAATTTATTATTTGCATGAATCGTTTCCATATATTATTCGGCGAAGATTTACTCGACATTTGACATCGACCGAAGATTTACTCGACATTTGACATCGACCGAAGATTTACTCGCTTGCTTTCAAAAAATTGTGAAGCATAATGTCTTGATTGTTGTTTTGAATTTCTCCTGATAACATTAACATTTCATACATTTTTCGGAGAACATCATTCGGAGCATTGCTTCCACACTTGATCATGTTTTTGTCATTCAAATATTTTTTAATAACATTCATCTGTGTTTTTTTCAACTCTTTTTGTGCAGTTAATATTTGTCTACGCGTATTGTTGTCTTTTATTAAAATACCAACCACACGATGCGTTTTTGATTTTCCTAATCGGTGTTTTCTAATTGTTGTTTTTTTAATTCTTTGTTTGATGGCTTCTTGTTTCATATGTTGTTCTTGCATTGGAGGCTGATGCGCATTGAATTCATTTAGTTGGTTGGGTTGCTGAATGGGTATAGGCTGCTGAATGGGCATGGATATTGGTATAGAGGTGGATGCATTTTCTTTGATTTGTTCTCTCAATTGTTTTAATTTTAATTCTCTCAAGGTCGGTTCTACAGATGTCGCCGGCTTGTAATTACGATATGTTTTTTTAAATCCATTTTTTAAACAACCATATGGCACTTCTTTGTCTAATTTATAGGGTTCAAAGGCAGGCGTGGACAAGGCAACGGGTAAGGCCACGGATGAGGCAAGCGAAGTCATAGGCACAAGAGTTGATTGAGGTTGAGGTTCAGGTATAAAAAGAACTAAATCTTTTAATTCTTCGGGCAGGTCCAATTGAATGTTCGGTTGATTTGTTGGTGTTGGTGCTGGTGCAATTAACATGGATGGTGATGTTTTTAAATGAAGTTTATTACGAATTGTCTTCTTTTTAAAGTCATCTGTTTTTTTTTGGAGAGTAAGAGATTTTAAATATTCAAGTGAATCATTGAATTCATCTGTATATTCTGTTTCTTGTTTTTCTTGAGACTGTTGTTTATGGTCTTTAATTCTTTTTAGCAATTTATTTTTCAACAAATTCGGAGAGATAATAGGTTTTACACTCGGTCCTTTGCCTTTCTCTCCTTTGTTTTTACGACTTTTTCCTCCGACTTTGAATAAATTCGGGTTTATTTGAATTGTTTTTCTTAAATTTGACATATATTATCTAAATGGAAACATTTTGTTTTAATTACGCCTACTACTTCTTCTTCTACTTCTACGTACACTTCTACCTCTAGACCTTGAACTTCTTCTTCTTCTTCTTCTTCTGCGACCGCCTACCAAGGTGTTGGGTTGTGCCATTTGAATATCATTGACTTCTGCTGCATCAGAACCATATTTATACATGCTTGGTGTAATGTTTCCAGAACCTAGACCGACGTCAACCCCGTTTCCATTTCCACCATAGAAGTGTCTTTGCCTACGGCATCTTCCTCCTTTTGTTGAATCTGTTTCTGAACCGTATGTGAGTTGTTTTAATTTATCTAACCCTGAACTCAAAGCACCTGTTGCATAATTAAACCCTGAACTAACATTATTAAAAGCACCTGTTGCATAATCAGAAGCAGGTTGAGCAGGTTGAGCAGGAGAACCGAAAATACTAGAAGTTTTATTATCTTCATTGGAAGAAAAAGGCCAAACTCCCCCTCTCATGCGTCCACGACGATGTCTTGTTCTTCTATTAACCATTATATTATATAAAAAGAAATAAAATCTATATTAATATGTCTGTCTTGGCAATGCCCCATATGAACACACTTGTGCATTTTTTAAACTAGTATTAAAGATAGAACCCTTCTTTTTTGGAGCAGTAGAACCGCCTGAACGAGCACGTTGCAAACTAATCGCAGTTCCACTCGGATAATAATTTTTCGTAGTATATGGTGCGTTTTGCGGCAATCCGACTTTGAACGAAGATTGTCCTACAGCAATCGCTTTTTTGCGATTCAGATAGAGAGAAGAATCTTGTGGTCCTATATAATTCACATGACTTGAAACTGGACGACGTGTTTGAGAAGAATAACAATAAAACATTTGAGAAGGCGATTTTTTTGCTAAAGCCGTCTGTTGTTCTTGAACTTTTCTAGAAACGGCTTCTGTCCGAATATATTGCTGACGAGAATTGATGAAATTTTCTGAATACACCGGTTCTTGTGATGGATAAAACTGTTGAACATTTGCGGGATTGCACGTTTGTGTTCCTAAATTTTGGTATGGAAGTTGATTCGGTGTGTTTGCCGTGTTTAATGGACCGTAAACGGGTGTGACGATGATATCTGAATACTGATGCGACATTATATATATATTCGTTTTATTTTCTCTTACTCCTTCTCTTTTTATTTCTTAGTCGTTCTCTCATATTCCGATGGTTTCGTGTGCGATTTTGTCTAGCCCCAGTTCCCATGACATTGGCATCTTTTTTCCAATCTTCATATTCCGTGACTTCTTCATCGGAATTCTGTCTTGTAATAAAATTCACTCTTTCAGGTTCTCTGGCATCATGTATTTCTCTGCAAGTTGCATCAATAATATTAACATGTTCAAATCCAATTGAAAGAAATGTCTCAACTATGGATGATAATAAAACATTGTTGTATTTTGGAGGTTCCTTAGTTTTACTAAAAATGTCATCAGAAAGTGCATCAGGCATATTACTTATTTTTTTCGGAGAATATGCATGACAATATTCGTAAAATTGTCTATATACGTTTTCAATCATTAAATTCGTTTTTTGATACATTTGGAGTAGGTCCCATATATCACTTTTTTTATCAAAAGTAACATCGCCTTTCCAATTCTCTAAAGTGTTTAGAAAATTGTATTCACTGCGAATTGGAACATTATTTACAGCAATGACATATATTCCCATAAAATTACTTATCCTATCATCTAGAAGCACATATTTTTTGTCATATGATAATTGTCTCAAGTTATTGTTTTCGGATTCATGCACGAATTTATGTTTTTCTTCTTCTAGTCTGTCCATTTCTTTATCTTCTTCTGTTGCAGAAGGCAATTGTGAAATCACGGGTGATTTTTTTTTAACTTTTCCCGAATCAGAATCAGAATCAGAACCAGAACTAGCACTAATTTTTTTTGAGTTTTTAGTTGTGTTTTTAATTGTGTTAAGATATTCATTCATTTTTAGTTGCTTTTTGCTTAGTGTATTTGGATTAAAATAAAATTTCCGCACATTATTTATTTTAAATTCTTGCGAAGGCGTATGCATTGATTCATTAAATTGTTTTGACAATTCTTTATTGCCCAAGACAACCGGATTTTTTTTATTTATTTTGTATACATTTCTTAAATATGGAATTATTGTAAAATATTCTTCGAATTTACTAGGATTCAATCCCAACTCATCCGTAAACAACGGCAATCCTTTTTTGCCGCTAGGATGAATTAATGTGTGCGAATTTTTAATTTTACTTGATAATTTATAAATAGACTCAATGTATTCTATTCCATGCGTGTTTATAAAAATAGTAATTGTTCGTAATGGTCTTTTTTTTTTACCATAACATCCTTCTTCATTGTTTCCACAAGTTTTGAAGAGATTGAAAAAAGTAAACCACCCGCTCATATATTACTATTGGATTTATTTTTAGGAAAACGATTTCTTCATTATTTAATATAGCAATTATATATGAGTCGTGTCATTGATATTGGTTTCAGCCCAAATGATGAAAAGAATAATAATGAAGGGGGCTGATCCATATGATGGGTTTTGGGATGAGGGTAAACCGGTTAATCACCCTATCTTCCAATGATTATTATATATATATATATATATAATATGGAACAAAAAGTATATCCTAATGGTGATGTTTATTTAGGACAGTTGTTGAATGGTGAACCACATGGACAAGGAACAATGAAATATGCAGATAAGTCTGTTTATGACGGTGAATGGGAGGAGGACCTAAAGCATGGAACAGGAACAATGACATATTCTTTTGGTAAAAATTATGGTAAGGATGTTAAGGATGTTTATAATGGAGAATTTCAGAATGATGAAATGCATGGAATAGGAACCATGACATATAGTAATGGTGATGTTTATGTGGGAGAATGGGTCCATGATGCTCCTACTGAAAAAGGAATTCTGAAAAATAAAAATGGAGATATTATTCTCAAACGAACTGAACTTGATGCATCATCGGGACAAAAATATGCTTCGGGCTCGGATTTAATGGAAGAATATAAACTATCACCTGGGGAATCAGTTGCTGATCCAGGCTCGGGCTCGGATCCAATGCAACAACTTAAACTATCACCTGGGGAATCAGTTGCTGATCCAGGCTCGGGCTCGGATTTAATGGAAGAATATAAACTATCACCTGGGGAATCAGTTGTTGATCCAGGCTCGGGCTCGGATCCAATGCAACAACTTAAACTATCACCTGGGGAATCAGTTGCTGATCCAGGCTCGGGCTCGGATTTAATGCAACAACTTAAACTACCAATATCACCGCAAGCCGAACCAATGCGTGCAGAATTAAAAGAAGAAAGACCAGAATTAAAAGAAGAAAGACCAGAATTAAAAGGAGATTCTGACGAAAGAATGAAAAATGTGTGCATTTCACATGTAAACCAAGAAGATGAAGAATACAATGATACTGGAGACCTGATTTTCTCTCGTTTTAAATATGATGAGAATGTTTCGTATGATTCATTTGTAAGGATTAGAGAAGAATTGCGAAAATTAATAGATGGTAAATTTAGCAGAACAGAGCCTCCCGATCTTTCACAAATAGGGTTTTTTAAAATAAGATATAGCTTACAATATGATAATATATATGTGTATCACTTGGCTAAACCATTAAATTTTATTAAAAGAATGAAAGATCGAATGCTTACACCTAAAGAATTTATAACCTTATATGGGGATACCGCAGATGAAGATACATATGTTAAGGAGTTTAGAGAGGCAATAGATATTCAAATACATTCTTCCTTGTATGAATATTTTTTAATTAGAAAATCTAAAAGTGAAACAATTTCTGGCGACTTTGAATATTACATACAAATTGATTTCTTTTTTGATAGATATCACGAGTCGCCATTATGTGGATGGCACACAGACACGCTGTCCGCGAGTGATTTTAGATCAACCCAGCTTGGAGAAAGGGATCTTACAGATATACCAATTGCAAAATATGTTTCATTGAGATATATTTTAAGTTCTGAAAAACATGTAATAGGCACATATGTTGCAGAGAGATATGGAGAAAAAATGACTGACATGTGTGTTATACCAATGACCGTAGCAGTCAAAAATGGAACAAGTCTTATGTTCTCTAATTTAAAATTAACACACTCAACCCCACCTATTCGACCACCGCCTAGTTTAATGGTCGCGACAACAAGCCCAAGGGTTTCTACCACTCGCACTGATTATGAAAATGATTCCGACAATCAGGATATGCGCAAACTTAAAATTATACAGTTTTATGAAAGTTATATAGAACAAAAGCCTAGTTATTCTATGCCTGAATTGAGAGAACTAGTGAAAAACACTGGTGATCAATTAATCAAACGTTCATTTGCAAGAATCAGCCATTTAACTGTAGTGCGTGGTTGCAGTGAAACGCGGATTAATTATGCACCTAAATATTATTCACCTTCAGGGGAAGGGTTGTTGACAGGCATGCTTGATGCATTTGATGCATTATATTCCCCAGAGAAAACCAATGTATTAAATTTCCCTCCGGATATCGCCATTAATGATATTGTAAAAATATGCACTACGCTAGAAATTGATGATCCTCACCAGAAAACGTACAATCCATTTTTAGGGGGAACACATAAAGGCGAATGCATGACGTGTCCTACCCTTTTGTCAATTATAACTGATCCAGACCAAAATCTACGAATTTATGTTTCTCCAGACGACACGGGAAAAGGCGTAAGAATGAGACTGCAACCCGGACGGAGACGGCGAAGGACTCGGCGACGACCACTGCGAAGGACTAGACGAAGGACTAGACGCAGACCGCAGCGAAAGACTAGACGAAGAACACGGCGAACAAAAGGACGCAAAAGTAAAAGACGGAGATAGCTTAACCCGGTTTAAAACCTGCGAATAGCTTTCAATGCTACTTGTGATGCGTTTGATTGGTCTCCGCCATACGATAAATCGTTGTAATTGCGTTGTATCGCCTGTTGTTTTAAAAAAGTAGTATAATTAGAACTGTCGTACACATATTTGGTGTTGCAACTAGCAGGTGGCACATTTGTGCCATCGCATTTGCTATGAATTGCTCCCATGTGACCTTTTAGACCAAAGAGACCAGGTCTGTTTTGAAAAGTCTGGGTCGGACCACCGCATGAATAATATTGACGAGAAAGCAAATCGCCTGCGTTATTTACGGCACGAAATGGTGTTTGTGCTAGTTTTAATTTACTCGCACGAAGTTGTTGAGGATACGACGTGTTCCATGCCTGTTTTAATGTGAAACGAATATTTTCATATTCATCATAGTCTTTGTCGACATCTAGAATTGTATGAGGCATAAAACCTCTTATGCCACCGCCTTGAACAGGTTGATTTCCGAGCAAAATAGGACTCGTCACGCCTGGAATGGTAAGATTTAATGGAAGACCTGTGCTGTTTGCACCAAATTGATTAATTCCTGACACTTGAGACATTATATAATAGTCAAATAAAAAATAAATATGTAATCCTAAATATATGATTAAATATTTAGTCGCCTCAATCATTTTCGTAGTTTTGGACGGGTTATATATAAATTTAATAAAATCCGCGTTTGGAAAGCAAATTGCCGCGATTCAAGGTTCTGTTATGAAACCGAATTTTATCGCAGTCGCAATCACATATGTGTTTCTGCTATTTGGACTGAATTATTTCGTTTTAAGAAAATACATGAATCCAAAAGATGCCTTTTTATTTGGCCTGGTTATTTATGCTGTATATGATTTTACGAATTTAGCAACCTTTTCTAAATGGTCTCTCTATTTGTCGGTGATTGACACTTTTTGGGGAGGAACTCTGTTTGGAGTAACCACATGGATTATTAGATTTTTGCGTCTATAAATAATATCACTTATGTATATCATGGAAGGAAAAGAATCAGGCCAATCTCCTGTTAGTGCAATGCATCTCGTTGACCCAAAACGGAATCCATTTAAAATATGTGTACGAGGTGTTTTAATTAAGAATTTTTTAAATCGTATTGAAACACGCCCGGGTTGTTCTGATATAAGAAGCAATTATAATAAGACTAACGCACAATATGATGCGGAGATTAGAGCATTTATATTACATCCTGGAAATCCAATTGGAAAATTAATTGAGTGTCTTTGTGCAAATAGATTCATTGATTGCACGGATAGACCAAAAGGGTATCTTACTTTTATAGTCCATGGAAGATATAATGTTCAACAAACATGTGTAGGCTATAAATTACATAAAAAACAGTTAGTGCAAAGCACAAACCTCACGATTCTTGCTCCAATTGGACAACCTAATTGTGGCGTGGAAATTAGCAGAATTAATACAAATGATTTATATAAGTATGTTGATACAGATTTATCACGTGAGACTCTTGCACAGAAAACATTGTTAGAAGGTTCCGAGTCATTAGAGATTTTTAACATTATTAATCAAGTTAGAGGTCATCAAAATATTGGTGGATTGCAAAGATTCGAAGATTTATCTATAACCCCAGGACATGACATTTATCAACTTAGTCCTAATATTACAGAGGATGAAATAAATCGTGCTATAAATTTGTATATTCAAAGTCATCCAGATAAGAGTGATAATCGAGAATATTTATTTACATCTACAAAGCGACGAGCAAATGTAATGAATCATCCTTTATCCTATATTTCTGGCAATGTGACATCTATACATGAAAAAGCAATGTCTTATAGTGGAAGTGAACCCGCAATTTTTCTAGATGGTCCAAGTGTATCATTGCGTATAAAATTTAAAAATAAGCACATACGCAAAGATTTGCCTTATATCACCATCAATTTATTTAGTCAATACAATGCAGATGGAACTTTAGATGTTAAACCCACAACAAATGCAAATATCATTAATATATCACATTCTATAATAGATGCTATAAAAGAATTGATGAGGGAAAGATGTTGTCCGGAACGAGCATTAGATATAAAACATAATCTGACAACTCAACTTAATGTAATAGATGGTTCTTGTGGGACACTTGAAAAACAAAAATGTATATCTCCAGAAACTTTGTTTGAGTTTGAAACAGGTGTTTCTGATTCACTGCGTAACCCAATTCAGATAACACAAGAAATGGAAGAAGAAGAAATGGAAGAACAGGAAATGAAACAAGAAGACCCACCTGAAACTCAACCAACCACACAAGAGTATTCAGATATAGCAGAAGAAATAACAGATGTCGCAGAAGAATTAACCAGAAAGAGAGAGAAAGAAGAACAAGAAGATATGCGAGTCATACAACCAGTAAAATCAAACTCCTCTGGTAGTCACATATCAAAATTTTCAAACGTTGCACTCGCTAAAGTAATAAGCAAAAGGCTTACACGGAATCGGAATAGAGGTGGGGCACGCCGCCATTCACAAAGACGACAACGGAGAAACAGATTATCTACATTTAGAACTAGATATAGAGGTAGATCCAGAGCAAAATGCAATTCACGAACGCGACGGCGACAGCAACACAATTCTTCGCGAACTAAAAGACGAAAATATGTGCATTAACACTTGACTTGAATTATGATATTATTTAGTATTATAATAATATCATAATATTATATGGAAGCAGAAGGACCAGATGCACCTATGCCACTTTCACCTAAAAGAGTTGGGAATATTATACTCGAACCGTCACCACAAGATAAACATGCATTTAAATTAAACAGTTTAAAAGATTTAATTATGGAAGAGTTGAAAAAATGTAATTGTCATTATGAGTTAACACCAGATGGACAACTATTCAAGAGTTTAAATGTTGGGGACAAATGTTACATTCCTTATCAATTGCGAGGTGGAGCTCCAATAGAAAATCACTATCTTCCGATTCTTATGAGTTGTATAATTCCTATCCAAATTAATATGATTAAATATAATTATGCTGTATTAAATCAAACATTTAATCCAATTACTCATGTAGTGGTTGTTAAAGGATATTCTGCCTCACATGGTGAAGTAGAAACCAAAGAGATAATAGAAGAAAACAAAGAGATAATAGAAGAGCCCATCCCTGTTGCACCAGGTGTTCCTTTTGAATCTATGAAAGAAGAGATTTTAAGAAATATTGATCCTTTATCTGATACAATGCCAAATTTACCAGATAAAGACGAATCCGAAGCTACAACGGAAACGGCACAACAAAAGAATGACCAAAAAAATATGGCAGGTACTATTAATGAACTTATTGGTAAGCCGAAGAAATCTAAAATTGAGGAACCGCAACCGCAACATACTCATGAAACCGTATGTGTAACCAGACCTTATCCATTATTGTTGTTAAATTCCGCACCGTGTGGTTATAAGTTTACTGGTAATTATGAGATAATGCAACAAATTCAAAATTGGTATGATAATAATATAAATTATGATCAATCCCACTTAAAAATATTATTTTATATAAACCCTCTTAAGATAGGTGTATTAATTGCAACAATTGAAGCAATTGAAAGTCTTGGTATTGCTGCTGCGCCCCTAGATATAATGAATCGGGTTCAAGAGAACATAGTTCAGTATGATAAAGTAACTAATTTATGGAACATTAATATGCAAAACCCCTATACACGTGCACAATTTAATGAGATTTTTTTACAAGGCATAACAATGGAGAACGCAAGAAAAGCTTGTGAATTTATAAATCATCAATTAGGTTTAGGTTTACAAAATATTTATACAGAGTCAACGCCTAATAAGTATAAAACATTTCAAGGCATAGATATAAATGGCTATATAGTCAAATTACGCAGAACTGTAGAAAAAATTGTTCCTTTATTACGTAATCCAGATGCACTTATGCGAGAGAACTACGGACCTGGTTCTTCATATAATGAAAAATATCTAGCTTATTCTTCCAGTTCTCTCATTCCTGGTAATCCTGATATGTGCCTTTATTTATATTTTTATCAATTTGCACAGGTAGATGATACTGGAATTGGAATTGGAGTTCCGACAATTAATACGATAATTCCTATAATAAAAATAATATTAATGAGACAATTTATAAATCCAGTCGTCGTTGATAGACATCCTGTAAAATTATCGGTATTATGTGATATATCATGGTATATTTGTCGCTCGTTTAATAAAATTTTATATAATGTTTATAAAAAAGTACTTCCGTATCATCCCATTATCGAACAACGAGTAAATAATCCTTCCTTATCTTTTTTTGTGGGTTCTTGTAGTGGATATAGTAGAAGGGTGCAGTCCAGAGAAAGTGTTCGTAACACGTCTATACCCAATGCCGAGGTTGATGATGTTGGAGTTGAGCAAGACTTGTGTAGTGAATCATCATTGTGCAATCCCATCATGAAAAGACAAACAACTGAACAAAAATTATCAAATGCAGAATTACGAGTAAAGGCAAAATTACGAGCAGCAGAATTACGAGCAAAGGCAGACTTACGAGCAAAAGAACAACGACGAGAACAACGAGAACAACGAGGACAACGAGGACAACTTAATAAAGGAGGAACCCGAAAAAATAGAAAAAGACAAACACGCAAACATCGCAAATCTATGAAATCTAATCGTCGTCGTTCAAGTCTTCGTCGCCACCGCAGTCGTAGTCGCAAGCATTCATTCAATTCTCCGTCATGATTCTCGGGGCAATATTCATTGTAATTAATTCTTGAAACAACAATTTACACGCAAACGGCAATTCCACATATGCAAAATCGGTGCGATTGTCACACGTTTTACAATGATGAATATGCATTTCATCATTATAGGCAGCAATCATTCCACATTTTTTGCATGTATACACGGAATATTTGTCAGACGCGTCATAGAGTCGTCCTCGTGTGAACCGCGATGCGCCGTGCGAAATCATTGCGTCGCGTTCCATTTCTCCAAATCGCAGTCCTCCATCGCGGCTTCGTCCTTCTGCCGGCTGTCGTGTCAAATTCACCATGGGTCCAATGGAACGACTGTGAGCCTTGTCATTCACCATGTGTTTCAGTCGCTGATAAAACACGGGTCCCATAAACACAGAGCATTCATGTTGTTCTCCAGTATATCCATTATACAGCAATTCGTTGCCGTGTGCTTCGTATCCCAATTTCAATAATTCACTGCAAATGTCCTTGACTTCAAAATCGCCAAACGATGTGCCATCGCCAAAGAGTCCGAGTTCCACCAACACTTTGCCCAACACCGTCTCTTTTAATTGACCGATTGTCATGCGAGATGGGATTGCGTGTGGGTTAATAATAATGTCCGGTTTGAGTCCTGATGCCGTAAAAGGCATGTCGCATTCTGGTAGAATATTACCAATTGTTCCTTTCTGGCCTATAAACAAGAGTTTGTTTAGATTTCAATTCATAAATATAATAATTAAGTACGAAAGACTTACCATGACGCGAAGAGAATTTGTCTCCTATCACCGGCTTCCTGAATGTCCTGAGTCGCACTTTGGCGAAATTGTATCCTTCGCCGTTTCGGTCAATATAATTCTTGTCAATAAAGGTCTCTTCCGTCGTCTTGTATATCTTGCTCTGGTCTTCAAACTTGATTACTTTTGTATTATCATTGCGATTTTCCTTGATAGGAACAACTTTTGCAATAATAATATCGCGATTCTCTATAAGCGTATTCTCTGGAACAACTCCCTTGCTATTCACCTTGGAATAATTGCCCATCTTCATTCCTTTGGTCTTGGTCTTGTCCGGGTTGCATCGTATTTCTTCGTCGCCGTTGATTTTCTGCTTGTCCTCGTCTTTTTCCGTGTGATAAATTGTTGTGACAAATAAGCCGCGGTCAATGGACCCTTTATTAAATATCAGCGAGTCTTCTTGATTGTATCCAGTGTGTGTCATGATTGCGACAATCACATTTGTTCCAGACGGAATTTTATTCAAATGTATTAAATTCATGAGACGCGTGTCCACCAAAGGTCTTGCCGGATAATTCAATACATAGGCTGTTTTATCCATGCGATTTTCGTAGTTTGTCACATAGACACCCATTGCCTGCTTCCCCTGCGCACATTGATAGGTGTTTCGAGGCGATTGATTGTGTTCGGGAAACGGAATGCACGAAGCCAATATTCCAAAAATGGTGCTTGGATGTATTTCACAATGAGTATATTTAACAATGTTGTGTCCCTTATTGGAAACAATGTCTTTTGGAAAGGTCGCAATCATTGACCAGGCTTGTTCTTCTGGGTCAATGTATTCAATTACGGAATTCTCCAAGACACTGCTCGTCAATAGATTGTCCCAAATTAGGTCGCCAGATTTTAATCGCGAAAGAATGTCGCGACTAATCAATATATTTTTATCTTTTATACGCAACACTGGGCGAGTGACTCTGCCGCCATCATTGCACACGCGAATTTCTTTCAAATTATAATTAAATACAATAGATGTGTAAATGTTGATGATGCCCTTGTATTTTTTCTCTTTCAAATTGAGAAAGAGTTCGTGTGGTTCTTCAGTGATTCCCAACCATGCGCCATTAATAAACACCTTGACTTTGTCGTACAATTCATGGCTGGATTCAATCTCTTCTATTTTTCGAATAAACGGCAAGACATATTCATACAGAGGCAATGAATTTGAATGGATGGTGATGTGTGTCATGTAACTAATATTCTTAACAATGCCTACTGATGCGCCCTCCGGCGACTCTGATGGACATAGGAACCCCCAGCTTGAATTATGCAGCTTCCTCGGAGGAATTAATTTCCCACTTTTGTCCGTCGGTGTGGAAATTCTGCGAGCGTGGCTCAAACTGCTCACATATGTCAACCGATTCAACACTTGCGCAACGCCGACCTTGTTACTGTTTGTTGTGTGTTTTACGCCAAAATCGCCGGTTGCCAATGCACGTTTCAATCCGTTTTCAATGGTGGTGGATTTAATAATCTTGTAAATATTGGTCATGTTAATAATGTTTTCATAATCATCTCGCGATTTCCAAGACCCATTGTTAATTTCGCGAATGACTTGTTTCTCCATGTCTTTGACTAATTTGTTGAAATAGTTGCGAAACAGATTGTTTAGCAATGTGCCGGTCAAGTCCACGCGTTTGTTCAAATATGAATCGCGGTCATCTTGTTTCCCCATATCAAAATTCGCCAATAGAATGCGAAATGTCATGTATCCCAAGAAATATATTTTTTGCTGGTTGTTGTGGCAATGTGGGAACAAATCGTTGTTCAAGACGTCCATTGTAAAGTCCAACTTTTTCTTTGCCCCCGTTTCGCGGTCCATGTTAATCGGCGTAAACATGGCATAACTCGTAATATATTTAATGCATTCTTCTTGTGTTAAATGTCCATTTGCTTCAATAATAGATGCTTGCAAATTATTGCAGATTTCCTTGTATTGCGGCACGTGCAAGTCGAGTAGAATTTTCTCGCAAATTTCCTTGTCGCTAATGACTCCGATTGCACGAAATACGATAAAGAGTGGAATGTCTTGTTTGATGCGTGGAATTTGAACATAGACTGCATATCCGAAGCCGTTGTTTTTAGAACTCACCATGACATTGATTTGTTTTGGCGAAATGCATTTGAAATCCGGCACAGACTTCATTTCCGCAATCCAAGTGTATTTGGTGTTATTTTTACTGACATTGTGGCACTGTATGCGATTTTCTGCTGCTCGTTCTTGTCCCAAGACTGTTTTTTCAGAACCGTTAATAATAAAATAGCCTCCTGCGTCATATTTGCACTCGCCTAATTGCGTGTTTTCCACGTGTTTATATTGATTTAATACGCAAATGCTGGATTTCAACATAATAGGCAATTTTCCAATATGAATTTTAGTAATCGCCTTGTGTAGAATTTGCACGCTGTCCAATCCAGGACCGGTTCTAATAACATATTTGATGTTTAAATCAATAGTCATTGCCGATGCATATGTGAAATTGCGTAATCTCGCTTCTTGTGGAAACATTAATTTCGTTGCGCCGTTGTTTTCGTGGATTTGCGGACGATATATTTGAAAGTTGACAAAATTTACTACTATTTCCAGAGAATGCTTTTTACTTACCGGGTCATAATCATTGTCAGACGCAATCGTGACAGGATTAAACATTTCTATTGTTTTATTGATTTGATATCCCACAAAATTATTATATGATTCCAGTTGATGCCGAACTAGACGCTCCAAATGATGTGCTTTAAAATATGATTCAATAATTGTCCATGGGTCTTCAATATATTGTTCATTTTTAACGTCGTAGGTTTGTTCATTCTCGGATGTCATTTTGTTATTTCTTGACATTTTTACAAAGGCATTATTATATTTCAATTTTATTTTTAAGTCTTTTCTTTTTATTGCAAAGTGTATTTGTGCATGGTTGCGACATAGGTAAATGAATTCTTTATAGTTGTTGATTCAATTACTTTTTCGCGAGAATATGGTAGCGGTCGCGGCGATAACAAATGCACGATAACAAATGCACGATAACAAATGCACGATAACAAAGGCATGTTAAGAAATAGATTTACTCATCAATCTATAAATCACATAAATGACGAGTGCACAAAATAACCAAATAATTGTTTGTGCCAAAAAATCGTCGGGGATTTTCAATTCGGGGTCGGGTTCAAACGCCTCTTTGCATTGTCTCCCAGTGACTGGATTTCTTCCACCGGGAAAATTGCACGGGTCCATGTTTTGAATATCAACTGTGGTTAAATAGTGCATTTCAGAGGAATGATTGTTATGTGCATCAATTGTTTGCATTTTTACATTTTGACAAGGAGGTCTTGACCCAGCAAGAAAAGCCCCCATAATTCCAAAAGGATTGAGTACATTCAGATTGCTAATTGTGCCAGGAATCAATCCCCTAAATTCAGTAAAGTTCACACCCATTCCAGATGAAATAAACGGCACATTTCCTTGAGGAACATTGTTTACATAAATATATCTATCTACTTCTTTGTCTGTCTCCTTGTCTATACATGTCGCGCCTGTTTTCAAAAAGAATTTATTACCTAGAGGACCACCCGTTGCTGACGCGGTTGAATTGCCGCTTACTAATAACGACGCGTAATTTATCATTCCAGTAATATTTCTCCCAAGTGCACCCATGTTTCCATCAGAACTCATACCAATTTCACTCGGCGTTTTTATATTTTTGTAATATGGATAGTCTGGACCGAGCAATTTTTCTTGGACTGCATTCGCATCACTTAACACATCGTCAAATATATTAGGCATTATATATTTCAATAAGAATATAAATTATGTGGCCTCTTCATCTAATCCAGTAAATGTAGGAGGTTCGCTTGGCAATTGCGATTGAGCCGTGGTTCCTTGTTGAGCCATGTATTCATTGACTTGATCTGTTAAAGTATATAGATTTTTACTAATGTCTTCAACCTCACCTTTTATGCCTTTCAATTCATCCATTTGTTCTTTAAGAACTTGAATGTTGCCGGCGTTTTGTTGTGCTAATATGGCTGGATTGTTTGGGTCATATGGTTGATATGTTGATGTCGATTGTCCTGGTTCAAGCCCTTCTTTTACTTGACATAATTGATATACCTGAATTAAAATGAGGAGTGTAAATAAAAAGAGCAACGCATTTATCAGAATTGACATAAATAAATCCATGAATATATATTCTCTCTTAATATTATTATTATTATGACAACTGCATTTTATCCATTAGGTATGAATTCATTATTGCCGCAAGGCGGATATAAATCATGGAAAGGCACCGATGTGTTTAGTAATCCGACTGGTGTCACTGCAGGCAACATTCGTCCTTTGACAAACAACGACCCTACGAATTCCACACCCCAAAAATTCGGATTGCCAAGACCAATTCAGCATTATCGAAAAGGCGTTTCTGTTACTTCACTTGACAATTCCAAAAATAGTAGACAGGTGAAATCGTCCACTGGAGGAGGTTCTTTGATTGGACAAATGATTGATATTCCTGGTGGGTTTTCAATCAAACAAAATGTGGCCAATGAAACATCAAACACTGTGGAATTGGATCGCGATTGTCAGACATGTCAAGGGATCGGGGTCATTAGTGATTGGCAACCTATTACTGATTTGACGGAAAAACCTGAACCAGAGACACAAAGTCTACAGTATTGTTGCAATCAAGAGAGAGATGCATTGCTTCGCGTGCGTCCTGTGAGTACACGATTGGATAAAAATTATTATACTACTACACCTGAATATTTATACAATCGATGTCTAACATTTGAACAAAAACAATTTAATTATTTGACTGTTGGAAATGCAAATGTAAAACCTGGTGCACCTCTTTCTCAAGAAAATAAATACAAAGCAAATTGTAATCCTAACTTGGAAATTGAATATGCCATAACTTTAGTGCCTTTTTGTCCAGTATTTATTCCATCCAAAGCTGTTAGATGTGAATCTGTCCAATACAAACCAAACAATTATAAATATGCCAAAGAAGGAGCTGTTTCAAGCAGTGACCGGTTGTTACGATTAAGTGTGGAAACCTCAAATCAAAATCTTTCAAATATATCAAAAACACAATCCGATTTATTAAAATCTAAATATTTTCAAAATGCTTCAGGAAACATTAACAAACCATGTTGCATTCCAACTAAATCAGATTTAGTGAGATACAAATAAATTATTATATTCTCTCTTATTATGTCATCGGGTTTTTATCCATTGGGAATGAATTCATACAACAATCGTTCCAATCAAGGCGGATACAAATCATGGAAAGGAACTGGTGTGTTTAGCAATCCAACAGGTGTAACCGCGGGAAATATTCGTCCTTTGACAAATAATGATCAAACGAATAACGCACCACAAAAATTCGGTTTGCCAAGACCGATTCAGCATTATCGAAAAGGTATTACAGTTACTTCACTTGACGATTCCACAAATAGTAGACAGGTGAAATCATCTACTGGAGGAGGTTCTTTGGTTGGACAAATGATTGACATTCCAGGCGGTTTTTCAATCAAAGAAAATGTGGTCAATGAAACATCAAATACAGAGGAATTGGATCGCGATTGTCAGACATGTCAAGGGATCGGTATCATCAGCGATTGGCAACCGATTACGAATTTGACGGAAAAACCTGAAACAGAGACACAAAGTCTACAGTATTGTTGTAATCAAGAGAGAAACGCGTTGCGTCGGGTCCGTCCTGCCAGCACAAAATTAAAGAGGAAATATTTTACTACTACAACTGATTATTTGTACAATCGGTGTCAAACATTTGACCAAAAACAATTCAATTATTTATCTTCTGGAACTGCTGCCGCAAAACCTGGTGCACCTCTCTCTCAAAACAATGTGTATAATGCAAATTGCAATCCGAACTTGGAAATAGAATATGCTGAATCTTTGTTGCCAGATGCGCCAGCATTGACTCCTTCCAATCCACTCGGTTGTGAAAAAGTGGAATATAAACCGTCCAATCATAAATTCGCCCAACAAGGCGCTGTTTCAAGCAGTGACCGTTTGATGCGTCTCAATGTGGAAACAATCAATACAAATCGTGCAGATATTATCAAAACAAGAGAGAACTTGGAAAAATCAAAGTATTTCCCGAATGCTTCTGGCAATATTGATAAACCATCGTGTATCATTGGTTCTAAACAAGTATATTCACTCGGCACAACAATAATGTACATTACATACAATGATACTTTCTCTCCTTTCGGTGCAAGGGCGGCATCGGCGAATTTTACGTTATTCAAAAACCAACCTATCACTGAGACTGAATCACTGTTTCCTCCTCCGCCTATTATTGAAGGTGAATTCATAAAAATTTTTCCATCTTATGAAATAATTGATGTAGAAAATAAAATAATTAAATTGTCCTTAAAATACTATCTTTATACAGACGACAATGACATACTGTTAAATCTTGGATTATCCTTTACGAATAATGTTGATTATTATAATGCACGCATTCAAAAAGTAGACATAATACAATTTGATGGAATGCCATTGTTTGGTGTGGGATATCAGTTTGCCGGATTAACCTCTGAAATAATTATTTCCGCGCCTGACCAACCGCGAATTATTTCTGGCACATCTGCTTTATTTGCATTTAGTGGGTGCACTAATTTTAATTCGCCAGGCATAATTAATTGGAATATTAAAAATATGGTAAATCTGAGCAGCATGTTTGAAAACACGCCATTATTTAATCAAGATATTAGTATTTGGGATACATCTTCTGTCACAAATATGAAGAGTATGTTTCAAAACACCCCATTATTTAATCAGGCTATTGGCGCATGGGATACATCTTCTGTGACAGACATGTCTTCTATGTTTCAAGGAGCAACTGCATTTAATAATGGTCAAGTGGCTATAACCACTTTTAGAACAAGTGAAAGAGAATTAACTGTAACATTTAATCAAGATATTAGTATTTGGGATACATCTTCTGTGACAGATATGTCTTTCATGTTTCAAGGAGCAACCGATTTTAATCAAGACATTAGTGCATGGGACGTGTCAAATGTTACAACAATGGAGTCTATGTTTTATGGAGCAACCTCATTCAATAATGGAGACTTGGGTAATAATGGATTGAACCCATTAGATACTTGGAATGCTTATAATTGTATTTCATTTTCTTCCATGTTTCAAAATGCGACTGTCTTTAATCAATCATTATCAAACCTTGTAGACACAACAAATGTAACAAGTTGTACGATGGATAATATGTTTCAAAACGCAATAGCATTCAATCCAAATATTAGTGCTTGGAATACTAATAATGTAACAACTATGGATTCTATGTTTTATGGAGCGTCCTTATTTAACAACGGACAAACCGGAACGCAAGATATTAGTGGAAATCCATTCACTGGTGCGTTTTATACTAATTCAACCAAATTATTAACTTCTCCTAACTCGAAATTCAGGACAGACTTGTCCGCAAATGATGTCCTTATTATTACAGCAGCAGTGTCAGGATCATCGCCAACACTTATCTACACAAGTCAAATAAATCCTCCTATACTCAGTGATGTCTCATTGGTTTTATTAACAGGCACGCCTAGTGGCGAAGATATCTCTTCTAACACAATAATATCCATTAAGAAACAGGTTGTCGGAACCGCACCATTAACTTGGAATACATCAAATGTGACAAACATCGCAAATATATTTTATAACGCTACTTATTTCAATCAACGGGTTGATACATGGGACGTGTCAAAAGTTACAGATATGACAAATGCATTTCAAGGTTTTCAAAGCACAAGTGATTACAGAATTATATTGTCAAATGTATTTAATAACGGACAACTTACTGGTTCAGGTTCATCCATTGACACCTCATTAAATAGTTGGAATACTTCAAATGTAACAAGCATGAGTTACATGTTTAGTTTAAACTCAGGGTTCAATCAATATATAAGTGGTTGGAAGACATCAAACGCAACAAATATAGCAGGAATGTTTTATGATGCAATCGCCTTTAATAACGGCTTAGCCGTGGGTGTTGCAGCAAACGACGCATCGTTAAATGGATGGGACACATCAAAAGTAACAAGCATGAAATCTCTATTTCAAACGGCATTTGCGTTCAATCAAAATGTCAGTTCATGGGATGTGACAAAAGTAACAAACATGAATACAATGTTTTATCTGGCAACATCATTTAATAATGGAGACACCGGAAATAATGGTTCAAACCCATTAACTGGATGGTCCGCTCCACTTTGCACTGACTTTTCATTAATGTTTCAAGAAGCGTCCGCATTCAATCAAAAAGTGTCAAACCTTGTAGACACTTCCAATCTTACAAACCCTTCAGGCTGCACTTTGGCTTCCATGTTTCAATCAGCAACACTATTTAATAACGGCTCAGCTGCGGGTTTAAGCGATGCATCATTAAATAGTTGGGACACATCAAAAGTAACAGTAATGAATGGAATGTTTTTTCAAGAACCTGCATTTAATCAACCTATTGGAATGTGGAACACATCAAGTGTTACAACTATGGCTTCAATGTTTAATAACGCATCAGTGTTTAATCAAAATGTTAGTAGTTGGTCTGTATCAAATGTTACAACCATGGTTTCAATGTTTGCTAACACACTCGTATTTAATAATGGAAGTTTAATAAATGATGGTTCCAATAATTTAAATAATTGGTATGCGCCAAGTTGTACGAACTTTTTGTCAATGTTTCGAAGCGCTGCCTCATTCAATCAAGCCATACCGTTTTTGGTAGATAGTTCTGGAATAATACTAGATGGGTCTGGAAATGGGGTCACTTTGAGTAACATGTTTCAAAGCGCAACAACATTCAATCAAAATCTTAATACTTGGAACACATCAAGTGTTACAACTATGTCTTCAGTGTTTTCAACAGCATCAGTCTTTAATAATGGAGATGCGTCTGGTGCAAGCACTCAACCATTAAATTGGATTACAGATAACGTGACAACAATGTCAGCCATGTTCGTAAACGCATTAGTTTTTAATCAGCCAATTGATACAAGTGGAAATTATTGGAACACAGGAAAAGTTACTAATATGTTTCAAATGCTCGCAGGTGGTTCAGTCACCCTTCTCTTTAATCAGCCGATCGGTAGATGGGATGTTTCTAACTGTACTACCATGGAACAAATGTTTTATGGTGCGAATAAATTTAATCAAAATATTAGTTTATGGAAAACTGGAAACGTTACTACTATGTCTCAAATGTTTAGAGCTGCTACTCTTTTTAACCAGACAATTAATACAGACGCAAGTGGTTCTTGGAATGTTTCTGGTGTTACAGATATGTCAAGTATGTTTTCATCAGCATTAGCATTTAATAATGGAGGAGTGGCATTAAATTGGTACGCTCCAAATTGCATTACATTTGCATCAATGTTTCAATCCACAACATCATTTAATCAACCAATTCCGATTTTAGTGGATACTTCCGGCAACACAGATCCTTCTGGTTGCAGTTTGGCTTCTATGTTTTCTGGAGCAACAGTATTTAATCAAAATGTAGGAGCTTGGAATGTCTCTAATGTTACAGACATGACAAATGTGTTTCGTAACACAAACAATTTTAACAATGCCGGATCTAACTCTATGAATAGTTGGAATGTTTCTAATGCAACTAATATGACGAATATGTTTAATACAGCAATAGCATTTAATAATGGTTCTGCCTCTGGAGTAAGCACTCCTGGATTAACTTGGTCTGCATCCAAGTGTATATCATTTGAATGTATGTTTGGAAGAGCAACTATTTTTAACCAACAATTGCCATATTTAGTTAATACGTCGGATGTATCAAGTTGTAGTATGTATGCTATGTTTAATTCTTTGACAGGTGCAAGCACGACTTTATTTAATCAAAATATTAACAGTTGGAATGTTTCTAATGTTACAACTATGAATTCAATGTTTTTTCAAGCAACCAATTTTAATAATGGAAGTCTAACAAATGACGGTGCAAACGACTTGTCATGGAACGCTTCTAATTGCACTAATTTCACATCAATGTTCCAATCAGCAACATCATTCAATCAAAAAGTAAATAATTTAGTAAATACTGCAGGTGTAATAGATTGCAATTTGAATAGTATGTTTCAAGCAGCAACAATTTTTAATAACGGGCAAATTGCAACGATGGATATTAGTGGAAATACTAGTGGCAATGCTTTTTATGCAACTGCAACCAAAGTATTAACTTCGCCTGGCTCACAATTCCGCACACAACTATTACCAAGTGATGTCCTTATTATTACAAGAGGAACAATCTCAGCACCTTCAATTGTATATACAAGTCAAATACAATCATCGCCTATACTCAGTGATGTTTCATTGGTTTTATTGTCGGGTTTCGGTAGTGATATTAGTAGTAACCCAATAATAACTATCAAAAAACAACTTACTGGAAATTCTACTTTTGACCTATCATGGAATACCACAAATGTTACAACCATGGCAAACACCTTTAATAATGCTTATTCTTTTAATCAACAATTACCATTTTGGAATGTATCAAGAGTTACAACCATGGCTTCAATGTTTGCTGGCACATCGGATTCATTGAAAACAATATTTAATAATGGACAACTCGCAGGTTCAAGCACTCAACCATTAACTGATGCAAGTTTTATTCCTTGGTCTCCACCACTTTGTACTACATTCGCATCAATGTTTGCATTAACATCCGGATTCAATCAACCAATGGAGAATTTTATAAATACGTCTGTAAACTGCTCTTTGAACAGCATGTTTGCTTCAGCCGACGTGTTTAATCAAAACATTAGCAATTGGAATGTATCAAATGTTACTACTATGAATTCGACATTTAATGGGGCGACATTATTTAACAATAAAAGTGCCTCTGGATTAAGTGACGCATCCTTAAATTGGTACGCACCAAAATGCGTTGATTTTGGGTTAATGTTTCGTTTAACGACAGCATTCAATCAATCAATTCCATATCTGGTTGATACTTCTGGTGTAACAGTAGGTACGCCGGTATTGTTGTCTGGTATGTTTCAATCAGCCACAATATTTAATAAAAACATTAGTAATTGGAATGTATCAAGGGTAACACAAATGAATTCAATGTTTTCTGGATCATCTACATTTAATAATGGAAGTGCCTCTGGATTAAGTGACGCATCCTTAAATTGGTACGCACCAAATTGCATTACATTTGCGTCAATGTTTGAAAATGCGGCAGCATTTAATCAACCAATTTCAAATCTTGTAGACACTTCTGGTGTCACAGGATGCTCATTGTCTTCAATGTTTAAAAACGTATCAAACACAATAGGAACATTATTTAATCAAAATCTTAATAATTGGAATGTATCAAGAGTTATATCTATGAGTAATATGTTTTCAAGAAGTGCAGCATCATCAGCATTTAATAACGGAAGTGCCTCTGGATTAAGTGACGCATCCTTAAATTGGTACGCACCAAATTGCACTACATTTTCACAAATGTTTCAAGGCGCCCAAGCATTTAATCAACCAATACCAAATCTTGTAGACACATCTGGTATAATAGTAGGAACCACGGTCACATTAGCTTCAATGTTTCAATCAGCCGCAATATTTAATCAAAACATTAGCAATTGGAATGTATCAATGGTAACAGATATGACAGGAACATTTTTGTTTGCGACAGCATTTAATAACGGCAGTCCAACAAATGATATTTCTGGAAATCCATTGACCTGGTACGCACCAAATTGCAGAACATTTACAACCATGTTTCGTTCAGCAACTTCATTTAATCAACCAATATCAACTCTTGTGGATACTTCTGGTATAATAATAGACGCATCAGGGGTTGGAGTGTCATTGTTGTCAATGTTTTCTGCAACATCATTGTTTAACCAAAATATTAACACTTGGAACACAACAAATGTGACAAATATGGCTCAAATGTTTGAAAGCTCGACTGCTTTTAATAAAAATGTATCAACAAATGGGACTTCTTGGAATGTATCAAATGTAACCAATATGAATGCAATGTTTCGAATAGCAAACGCATTTAATAACGGCAGCTTAACAAATGATATTTCTGGAAATCCATTAAATTGGTATGCACCAAAGTGCACTAACTTTTCGTTAATGTTTCGTTCTGCAATTGCATTTAATCAACCAATATCAACTCTTGTGGATACTTCTGGTGTATCACTTCCAACAGGGTGTGTAATGAATGAAATGTTTGGATATGCAACTGTGTTTAATCAAGACATTAATTCATGGAATGTGTCAAGAGTTACAAATATGAGCTTAATGTTTGCATCAGCAGTGACACCTCCTACACAATTTAACAATGGAGCTATAGGTAATGTTGGTGGAAAACCATTAACTAATTGGGGCGCACCAATATGCACTAACTTTTCGCAAATGTTTCAACTAGCACCTTTCAATCAAGAAATACTGAATCTTGTAGATACTTCTGGTGTATCACTTCCAACAGGATGTAATTTATCCCTTATGTTTGATCGTTCTGGGTTATTTAACCAAAATCTTAACAATTGGAATGTGTCAAGAGTTACAAATATGTCTTCAATGTTTTCAGCTGTATCATTTGGTACATTATTTAATAACGGAGGAGTGGATTTAAGCTGGAATGCTCCTAATTGTCTTAACTTTAGTTCAATGTTTCAATCATCAACTGCATTTAATCGTGCAATGCCAAATCTGATAGACACATCTGGCATAATAGTAGGAACCACTGTCACATTGGCTTCAATGTTTCAAACAGCCACAATATTTAATCAAGACATTAGTAATTGGAATCTATCAAGAGTTACAGCTATGAATTTAATGTTTTCTGGAGCCTCCGCATTTAATAATGGAGACCCCTCTGGAAATACTGGTACATTACTAAATGCATGGTCTGCTCCTTATTGTACTAACTTTACTAGTATGTTTGCAACTGCTCCAGCATTTAATCAAAAATTGGACAATCTAGTATCTTTATTTCCAACCACATCAAATATAACAGGAGTTAATCCAGCTACATCAAGTTATACGAACTCAACAAAAACATTGACCTGTCCAGGGGCGGTTTTTACTTCCGCATTAGTTAATAGAATTCTTATTATAAGAATGTCTTCTATTACATATATAAGTAACGTACAGGCCTTTACAAATGCTACTAATGTCGTGCTTACTACAGCATATGGAGCTGATATTCCTTCAAACAGCATCACATCAATTTACATAAGTAAAACATTGACTTCCATGTTTAACCCGGCAATAAGGTTCAATCAAAACCTTAATAATTGGAGTGTATCAAATGTGACAGCTATGAATTCAATGTTTTCTGGCGCAACAATATATAATAATGGAGGTGTGGATTTAACATGGAACGCACCAAATTGTCTTAACTTTGCGTCAATGTTTCAATCTGCCCCAGCATTTAATCGAGCGGTATCAAATCTTGTAGACACCTCGGGTGTAACACTAGGAACCACGGGCACGGTCTCATTGGCTTCAATGTTTCAATCGGCAACATTATTCAATCAAAATCTTAATAATTGGAATGTATCAAGAGTTACCTCCATGAGTTTAATGTTTAGTGGAGCAACTGTATTTAATAATGGAAGTTTAACAAATGACGGTTCCAATAATTTAAATAATTGGAACGCACCATTATGCACAACATTTGCATCCATGTTTTCTTCATCAACGGCATTCAATCAACCAATACCATTTCTTGTAGACACATCTAATG